CTCTTCCTCACCAACATTGCCAAATGTACCAGTAGAAAGACCAAAGTTTCTCCAGTTCCATCCCATGTTCTCTCTACCAATATCACCAATAGCATTGATGAATCCAGATATATTAGCAGACTTGGCTTGTTCTGATGCTAGCCTAGCTCTTTCTCTCATATCAGCAGCAGCCATAATACCTTTTAATGAAGCTTCTCTTGCTTCAGAAGCAGCCTTTTGATTGGCTAAATCAGCTTGTAAGAAACCTTGAGAGTTAGTAGTATTAGTACCTCTATTAAACTCTTCAACCTGTGCTCTTTGTGCGAAGTTATATTCTTCAGCTTGTCTAGCAAGGCTTCCAAGTTGGTTAAGGTAATTATTGTCAGCAGCTAGAATACCTGCCATAGCTTGTGCTCTATTCCCACCAGAAGTATTCATTATATTTCTTCTAGCAGCACCAGCTTCAGCATTCATCTTATTAATATAATAATCTCTATCAAATGGTCTATAGGTCAGATAATTACCAATAGGTTTGAAGCTTACTGGGTTATATGTACCAGCACTTTGAGCCGCCTCCATAACAGCATCTGCATTACTGTAGTCTGGCTTATTAGTCCAACCAAAAGCATCTGTTATAGCACTAATACCAAGCCCAACAGCTGGAGCGTATCTAAACCAAGTAGGAAGTTTCTTGAACTCAGGGTCAGCTTTATCTGGGTCATAGTAGAAGTCAGTACCATTTTGGTCATTTGGATTACTCTTGACTTGAGAATAACCACCTTCATTCTGAATAGTTAAGTATGGGTTATCTCCTTCTACTAGTTCATACTGACCATCAGCATTCTTCCTATAATATCTATTCCCTGTACCTTTGTTTTCAACAGGGTCATAGAAGTATCTCCTTGTCCTTGTGTGAGTTTCTGGGTCTACACTCTCTACATAGTTACCATTGTTTGCTCTAGTGTACTTACCTTTGAATCTCTCTGACCATGTCTGACCTGTATTAAAGTCAGTATTTGGATAATAAATATCAGACTCAGGCATTGGAGTGAGAGAACCATCAGCTCCTCTAAGCATGTGTTCAGTAACTGTTGGATAAAGCTGAGCAGCAAGCTCACCTATTTGGTGGTGACCTCCTACCATACCATCTGTAGCCAAATTATATAGGTTATCTCTACTGAGAGTAGTAGCTAAATTCTCAACTGTGAGACCAGAGTATTTACTAGGATTTATGGTCTTTAATCTATTAACAAAAGTTTCCTTAAACTCAGGAGTCCAATTGCCAAACCCATCAGGACTAAATACCTCGTTTAGTGCCTTCATATATGCCCCATTAGGGTCATATAAACCAGTATTTCCTCCCTTGGTAGCTATAATGTTTCCACTATCATCAAACAATGCATCCCATGCTGATGTATCTGTTCCATTCGTGTATAATTCCTTAAGCCAAGGGAGATTAGTTTCTATATCCTCCTTCTTTTTCCAATATTTCAATCCTCCTCCAGCAAATAACCTGCCTCCATTAGAGTATTGCCTATCTTGTTGTGTATCTTTTATACCCTCTTGAGCATTCGCAAGGTCAGCCATTACAGCCTGAAGCCCCCTTATAGAGATTGGGTCATTAGGTCTTTCCTCTGACTCTTTAGCCATAGCCTTACTCATCTCTGCAAATGTTAAATCCTTTGTACCTCTCATCTTATATTTGTCTCTTACTGCTTTAGGTACTTTCAATCTCTTGCTGAATACATAGTCATTGAAGATTGTCTCTCCTTCCTCTACTAAGTTAGGAGTACCTTCTTGGTCTACACCCATAGGCACACCTTCAAGAGGATTAGACTCATGTGAACCACCATTGTCTATATAAAGAAGACCATTAGTGAAATCACCACCTTGTGTATTAAGTTCACCACCAAAAGCAGCGAAGTTAGCTTCAGCATTGCTTAGTTGGTCATCTGCAAGATTAGCAGTAGTATTGTCAGCAGTTCTAACTGCAAAGCTATTAGCATCCTTCAACTCCTGTGCTAATTGTCTGTTTTTCTTCTTAGCTTTACCTTTAGAAAATAAACCTCCTCTATAGGCATTAACACTAAAGTTTGTTGCCTCTGGTCCAGATAAAGCACTATCATCAAATGATGTTGCAGCACTGGCAGCACTGGCAGCAGTGTTAAGTGTAGATACATTACTATTAACTCTGTTTATTTCCTCTTGGTTAGCCTTCATGCCAAACAGACCATTAACTGCACCTCCAACTAGATTCAGAGCTCCCTTGGCAAAACCACCAATAACAGGGATACCCCCAACAGCATCACCTACTCCACTGATAATATTTCCAGCCTTAGAATCCAACCCATTTGATAGAAGCTGACCACCAATCTGACCAATAGCTCCAGCAGCTGCACCCATCATAGAGCTAGCACCTATTGTAGGGCTTTGGAAAGCAGTGCTAGGATTACTGAACATTCCCTTTACATCAGAGACTGTGCTCTGAAATATATTAGGGCTACTTGCAGCTGGCTGTTGCTGCACAGGCATAGGTAGTTTATTAGGTAGAGGAGTTCCACCTAGTCCAGCTAAATCAGGACTAACTGGGGCAAAAGAGGGCCTCTGTATTTGAGAGGTATAAGGCTCTAGCCCACTGTAGTAATTTCTTCTAGCTGTAAGGAGTTTATTATATTTCCATGTAGATTTTCCTTTAGCCATATATTAAAGATTTATTGTGCAAAGGTACATATAAAAATTGAATTAAGCAACATATTAATGTGCAAAATAATAAGGGCATAAGAATTATCCTATGCCCTTAATAAATTATAGCTTAACTAGATGAAGAACTGAACCTCTACATCATGTAGCTGTATGAAACCATTATTACCATTATTGTATCTAGGTGCTGAGCCTAGAGTAATCTTACACCAAGTATTCCTTATTCTATCTCTTCTGTTGTGAGCATCTCTAGGAATCTGTGCTCTCCACACTCTAAACTTCTTCTTAAGTATTGAAGGGAAGTTGCCTTTATTCCTTAGAAGAACTTCACCAGTATCTTGATACTCATCCCATACTCTGATATAGTCAAATGGAGATTCAGATGATAGAATGCTGTCCATCTTATCAGACCATCTATCAGCTCTGAAGAATACATTAGCATAGATTTTATCTATTGTAGATAGGTCTTGATTAGAGGTCTTGCCATTAGATACAAATGATAAATCATAGCCTTGATACTCCCCAAAGAAGTAGTTGTAATCTCCAGCAAACATTTCATTGATGTAGTTCTCTTTGATACAGTAGAACTTATCAACTATATTGAACATTGCAGGCATTTCAGAATAGGTCATAAATGAAGTAAATTGACCAAGCTGTTCACTATAGCAGAGAGACTCACTATCTGTCATTATATACAGGTCATTGTTATTCTTATCATAGAACAACCTTGTAGTATATTTATTAGGAGTCCACATTGCAGTAGCCTGGTTACTTAGCCAGGTGACCATACTTCTTTGTAGAGATACATCACTAAGACCTGAACCATTTATAGCTTGTAGGTGACCCCCAACAGAGTCAATGAAATATAGTGAAGTAGGGGTAGCACATATAGCAAACTTATTGATACAACCAACTCCGTCAGAAATATATCTCTTACCATCAACCTTGTAGTTATTGGAGATTTCAATAGGAACCCCATCAGATGTAGGAATCTGGACCCTAGAGTTGAATAGGATGTTACATACACCACTGTCTTGGAAACAGTATATATTGTCACTCCATACATTCAGAGACCTAATCTTACCTTTAGAACCATCCATATCATAAGTAGAAGCTAATGTCACAGTAGTCCATGGGTCTACATCAGAGCCTTGAGATTTCTCAGTACTCCAAGTAATTTGATTAGGGAACTCACTCAGCTTATAGTAGTCCTCATCAAGTATCCTATAACTAAAGAAATTGTTTCTTTGAGAGTATACAGGATTCATTAGATTGAAGTTAGTAGGAGACATGTTAAGATTATTAACTTGACCTCTGTTTCTATCATATCTTCCATCAATGTTTATCCTGGTTTCAAGCATGAAAGAACCAATCTCTACAACCTTATTAGTATCCTCTGCTGTAAATGGGTAAGTCTTCAAGCAATCATATCTACTAAACCAAGTATCACCCCATTCAAATTCAAGAGGAACATTAGTTGCATCTACTGATATTGCCTCACCAGCAGGTAGCCACATGTTAGCTCTAAGAGCATCTTTTGATGTACCTCCAAACATTGTATTTGAATCATACTCTCTATATAGTTCAACTATAGGAAGAGTAGCCACATGGCTTGAATCTGAAGTATTGCTGATAGCACTTGATAGCCTTATTACAATGTGAGGAGTTGATTTGTACTTAAACCTAACAGCCTCCTTCTTTACAGCCAGGGCTACTGTGTTATCTGCAATGTTCTTATCTACTCTGTAGAATTGGGTACTATTGTTATTTGTATATCTTCTGTAGATACCTTGAGCATCAGAAGAATCATCCTGCTTTGACCAAGTCTTCCACCATTTAGTACAATTAAATGGAGTAGTAATATTCTGAGCTCCAACAGAGTTACTATTAAAAGCAAAGTAGTCACCATCAACTTTATCAGGGGTAAGAAGGGTATCAATATTACCTTCATAGATATTGCTACCAAGCTTTACTATTGACACTTCATCACTACTGAATACTTGAGGAACACAATCACTTGACAAGGATAGCTTAGTAGGAGAGGCATTCCATACAGGAGAAGAACAATACCTTAGGTTTGATATTGTCTTCTTGCTAAGTTCAGCACTTCTAGTTCCAGCATCTGCTGGTCTATTAACATCATTATTAAGTGAGCCATTTCTATTCCATGCATATACTAACCATCTATAAGGGCTATACTCCTTACTATAAGCTTGAAACTTCTTACCACTATCATACTCATCTACTATGAAATCATCGTAGAATAAACCACTAATGATACCCATAGAATTGTATCTAGTAAATGATTGGTGAGTAAATCCAGAACCACCATTACTAACAGTAGGAGTTGATGTTTGAATATCAATATCACTTGCAGTATAGGTAAACTGAGATATACCTACCTGTCTACACTTAACACTGGATAAGTCAACATTATGAAGAGAATCATCAAACTCAAGGTCAGGAGAGTGCATAGTTAAGAAACTCCAATCAACTTTGAACTTATTGTCAGAGTCATATTGACCTTGGAACTCAACACCTCTTGCCATCTTAGGGTCCCAAGTTAAGGCAGAGTCAGTGTATGGTAATGTTAATCCATGCACTGAGAAGGGGCTACAAGTAGAATCAGAATAGGCATTGCTACTTGAAGCATAACTATCCAAGCTTGACACTCCATAGATATGTGGCCTAAAAAACCAAGAAGACTGTGCATAGATAGATGAATTCCTATTATCAGTAGTGTACATTGTAGGATTAACTACACCTTGGCATAGAACAGTCCTATCTTGTATATCAGGAAATACCACTACAGGTCTAATCTTCTTGTACCCTGCATTCTTTAATTCAGCTCTTCTTGCACTATCAAGAGTATATTGTATTGTAAGCTTCTGTAATGTAGAGCCACTTTGATAAGGGTAAGTAGAGCCACCTTGCACTTGATAGTCACCTATCCATACTGGCTCTGACCATTTACCATCCTTATACTGAGCTTGCAGACCCAGTCTATAATACTCTCTATTTTTGAATCCAGCTGCATTAGTGTTAGAACCATTGCACTTAGCATTGAGCCCATTGCTATAAGCATAACCACTAGATGTTACACTAGTGAGGTTTATACTCTTTGCTACAGTTGATACTTTAGAAGAGGTGTTTATACTTGAGTCCTTTACATTGGTAATAAAGTCCTTGATTGAGCTTATAGCTTGTCTCTTAATCTTAAGATTGCCTAAGAATAGAGTACCATCCTTAGCACAGATACTACCAGCTATAACCTCTTCACCTCCTATATACAATAGAGAAGATGGGTCTACAGTATCACCCACTGTACCAGTGTCAGTGAATTTAATTGTGTTCTCACTTATAACACTTAGGTCAATATCCTGCACTCTCTTACAAGTAGGAACAGCATTGATAGAAGTCCTTATGATGCTGTAGATTCTTAAGTAATCAAAGTGAGTGTCAATACCCTTTACGGTAATATTGAAGGCATTGGATACTGCATTCTCAGGTGAGCCTCCTCTATCATTAAATGATGTGTAGAATAGAGGGGTAGTATGGAAGATATTAGTTTCCTGCCCATACTTATTATAGTATGTGAAGGCATATTGAATAACTCCTGAAGGAAAGGAACCCCCTGAACTAGCTACTCTATCTACTGTTACAGTCTCACCTAACTTAAGCTCTGGGACAAAATCAAATGCACCTGCCCATGTATAAGTAGAATGTACTATGTTTATCACTCTAGGTTGATTGAGACCATCAGTCCAATACACCTTTTGAATGTTCTCATTCTCATAGTCACCAATAGCCTCAATAGGATAATTGACATCAAATCCCAATGATTGAGTTGAGTCAGAACTTGCTTGAAACATATTGACAACTACAGGTTCTTCTTTTGACATATCAACCCTAAGGATACTATCACCATAAGAATCATCATGAGTAAATAGAACAAGGTAGCTATTGAGAACACAATGTCCTATAATAGTACCTGTTATATAAGCATTTGTCTCATCTTCCTTCTTTAGTGTAAGTTCCTTTGGACCTCTCTCATTAGTTACAGTCAAGAGGGTTTCATTCCCTCTTGCTGTAATTCTAATGTTATGAGCATCTATTAGATACTCAGGTGACTGCTTAGATACTGCTGTATCTTGTTGCAGTCCTATAAATGTATGATTAGAAGACTGTTGCATATTCTTTCTTTTATGCTGTTACTGTTGGTTCTACACTTGTCATAGGCTTAGGTCCTACAATAGCTGCGCACTGAGTAACCTGTGTATTTGTCCACTCAGACTTTGTTGTAGAAGTAGAGGCGAAATAAGCACTAGTTAAAGAATCACCACTAGGTGTTAAGTAATTAGCAGTTGCAGATGAGCACTTTAGGTACTTAACAGTAGAAGTATCTTGAGTCAAACTATTATTGCTCTGTTTAGTTCCATAACCCACTACTATCTTTTCATCTGTGACTGTAGTTAAAACTCCAGATGCTATCTTTATTTTGCTATACACATTAGCAGTACAAGAAGTATAGCACAGTGTTGCTGAATAACCAGCACTAATATTAGAACAAACTCCAGTTACAGCCATAATCTTACTAGTAGGTGTACCATTATAAATGTCTGAAACTGTAGCTAAGCTACCAGTAAGCTTAAATGCCCATATTCCACTTCCTAGGTCAGTCTTATCAGGATACTCAGTTACTAGGGTACCAGAGTAATACTTGTTAAGATAGGTGCTCCAAGATAGCTCATTATCATTTGAGTCATAAAGCTTAGCAGTCACTGTAGTACTGGTTGTATTACCATTGTTGTCAACTAAGGTCAAGTAAGGTGCCTTAGTAATCTTACTATAGTTAGCCGAGCCTTGGGTTCCCATCTTATTAGTAATTGAGGAGGTAGTGTACAAGTTTACAGTTGTAGGTTGAGTCTTCTGATACTGTCCTGTTGAGGAGCCTGTAACAAGCTTCAACATACTTACCAAGTATTGATTGCCTCCATAGTTTATAAGCAGTACTGGAGTACCTTCATCAGGAGCAGTACCACCACTAGGGGTACCCATTGACTCCTTATAAGTATCAAACACCATAGCAGGTGTTCCATCCTCTCCTAGAACTGAAAGACTCTTTGCAGCTACATCCCCATTGAAAGTGCCATCAGAAGTACCACTGAACTTACCTGTGATTTCAACACCACTTGAAGTAATACTAATTCCAGCTGACTCCAGTTTACCTTCAATAGTATCTTGTACTGATAGTGAAATACTCTGAGCTGTCTGAATAACTTCTGACTTAGCAGTTCCAATAGCACTATCTATTGAAGTAGACCACTGCTCTCCTGTCTCAAAATTAATACAGAAGTTAGGCTTAAATGAAGCCATATCATCATAAGGGTCTACTAAGGTAGCACCAGTGCTGTAGTTCTTCAAGAAGTTCTCATAGTGAGATGTTGCAGTGCCATTCTGGTCAACACCTTGCTGACTAAACATATAAGGTCCATTGAATACCGCACTACCAATAAGACCATTAGCTATAATACCAACCTTGGTATATAGAGCCTCAAACCCTTCTAGAAGTGTCCACCATGCAGAGTTATTAGCAGGTGTTGATGTAGAAGTACCTGTCCAGCTTCCTTGACCTGACAAATAATAGTAGTATCCATCATAGTATACATATGGGGTTCTATTACCATCATTAGTATAAGTTGTACCAGCAGTATATATACCTTGAGGATAGATTATAGGGTTCTTCACATAGACAGTCTCTGTAGTAGTGACACCATTGAGCCCTGTATATCTTGCAGGGTCAGACCATACATCCTCAAATGTGTAAGTCTCATTACCATCTGTATCAGTATTGACTCTGTATCTACATTGAGTGAACCATATATAAGGATAGGTAGTAGTAACAGTAGGAGAGTCCTTTTGCCACTTAGTACCACTTGCAAATAGAGCTTTGTAGTTAGTATTATAAGGAGATACAGTAGGGTCCACTGCATCAGGCCTTATAGCATCCTCTGTACCTAATGTAAATGCTACTCCTATATTAACTCCAGGAATACCATCAATACCATTGGAACCTGCTGCACCTGGCTTACCATCCTCTCCTTGTATTCTTTGTGGAGTTGACCACTCACCAATAAGATTATTGGTATCCCCATCTATGGTAGCATAAATCATAAAGAGCACCCAGAAGTGGTCTTCATCATTATACTTGGTGTACAATCTATGATATTCTGTATTACATATCAATAGGTCTTCTGTAGCAGCAGTGCAGGTATTATAAAGTCCTAGGTAGTCTTTGAAGGCTGCTAGAACAAGAGCTTCCTGTGTATCATTAACTGTGAGGTAAACTCCATGTAATGCATAATACTGAGATTGTATTTGTGCAAATGTAGGCGAGCTACCTAATTCAGTGAAGTACTTCTTGTTGCTAGAAGAGATAAGCTGGCTTGTAGAGAATTGATTTAAGAATGTGTCAAATGCTGCACCTATATTATTAAGCAGAGCACTAAAACTTTCAACATCAGCTTCACTCCAATCAGTGTACCATCCCTCGGGGGTTCTATCAACCTTCTGTTGAGAACCTAGAGTGATAGCATACTCTGATGACCTCTTGTATCTATACTCTGTGAAATTTCCATTCTCACCATCAATACCATTAGAACCATCAATACCATTAGAACCATCAATACCATTAGAACCATCATTTCCATCACTTCCTGCTTCTCCAGTCTGTCCTTTCATATCAAGTACAGCACCTTGAGAAACAACCTTATTGGTCTTATAGTTAATCTTCAGTACACACTGATACCAATCCTTAGTGGAGGTATTAGGAACATCATACCACAGATTACCATCACTACCTGCAAATGGTAGTGTAGGCATTGCTACTGGTAGTGCAGAGTCACTGAATGGTTTAGATGGGAAAGTACTATTCCTACAATAGACTGTATTGGTGTACTCATAGCTACTATTGTCTTCTATCTGAGAGTGATTCAGAAAGTATTCAACAGCAGCATCTACCTGTTCACCACTATATTTACTTGAGTATTCACTTTCCATATTTCTTCTTTACTTTAAGTTTCATAGTACCATCCTCAAGCATATAAAGTCCTTCAATTACTTTATAGTATAAACTGTCTGGACCATATACAAATACCTCAAGAACTATAGGATGACTAACCCTGAACACATAAGGATTGAGTTTCTTTGTAGCTCTGAAAGCTTCCATATGTAGAGGATTATCACTTTCCTCTACAATAGAAAGCCTTGAAGTATCATTGGATATTATACTAACCTCAGGTATTATATACCTTGTTTTATTCTTTTTATCGTAGCTTATGAAGTAGTTATCCATCACTCTATTATTGCTATGCCTGAAGAGCATCTGGCAATCTCTGTTCTCTGTGGTAGTTTACCATGAGCAGGTATTGTAGCTACTACTTCTACCATCAATACTCCAGGAACTAAGTTCTCAGTCTCTACAGTAAAGGCATACATATTAGCATAGTCAGGGTTATCTTCTTCCCATGCCTTATATAGATTATCCACCTTATACTTGTTCTTAGTATTGATAATGTAGTAATAGACCTCAATGTTGCCAGCATTCAGCAGGTCAGTGAAACTATATGTATCATCAACTGGAGGAAACTTAACTCCAAGAACCAAGGTACTACCTTTATAAGCTATGTCATCATTTATTGCTCTAGCCATAGTTATTGAACTTTAATCTGTTCTTTAGTGCCATTATTTATGAATCCAGTTCTATGCTCTGTAGCCCTAGGAACTAATGTATTCCACATATTAGTAATACTCTCCATCTCATCAGGAGTAGGTCTTACTAAGTCTGATTGAGCTTGTCCCACTGCCCATGCATATTCTTGGCAGACATTACTGTAGACAGCCTGACTTATCTTCCCAAGGTCAAATAATACAGTAAAGCATTGCTTCTTTATATATAGTTCCAAAGCTCTTGTAAATGAGCTATTGTCAGGTATTAGGGGGTAGCCTTCAGAGTCTACTGCAAGAGCTTCATAAGCTATCTCTATAGTACCTTCCTTCATTGAGGTATAGATAATATTTCCTTGTAGCTTATAAGTAAAATCAAAGGAGCCCTTCTTATCTTCACTCATGTGGAAACTATCAGTAGACTCTCTGAATGCTTCAGTATCATGACTATGTTTCTTTATAGCTCTGACCTGAATCATAGAGTTGAAATCACAAGGTAGCAATGCCCTGTAATTTTTAACCTCAAGGGTATCAGTCTTCTCTTCAAATGCTTTAGGCATTCCTACTATCCTAATGAAATTGACGGTGTGATTAACTGCCCTTTCAAAAGAGACATCTCTTAGTAAGGGATGGTCGAGCACATTGTCTAGGATGACTTTAATTGAAATGTATCTATCCATTATATCTTGAAGGCATCTACTGCCTTGTTCTTTATTTTCTGTTTAAGTCTTCTTTTCAAGTCTCTATTAACCTCAAATGACATGAAGGATTTATTCTCGTAGTTGGCAGTTCTCTTATTGTAGAATACCTTGAATATTTCTTTTTCCTCCATTTTAATAAGTGTTCTTTCCTTATAGGCTTCCTCATCTTCTGACCATAGTTTAAGAGTTCTATCCCAATCAATAGGTAGATTAGTTATTATCTTATCACCATTAAGAGTTATCCTAGCATCATACTTCCTAAGCTCTATAGCACCCATTCTGTGAGGGAGTAGAATATCTTCCCCTCTCAGTAATGCTTCAGCAAGGAGATTATTTACCTGTCTTATGATACTATAAAACTCATGCTCTGTTACTGGTCTAGGTAAATCCAACCACTTATTCTTACGAATCCACTTATATGAATCATAGACACCTAAGGAGTTTCTCACCTTATGTACTCTAGGTTCATTAAGCTTTAAAACTGCCCTTCTGAAATCACTTGTCTCTTCTTTCATTTGCAGTAGCTATTCCAGATAGGTCATCCTCAGCATTATTAGCTGAATCCTTTGGTAAGTACTCTGGTCTTGATAGCTCCTTAACTACAAGCTGTATGAGTTGAGGAATTAGAGCTTCTTCCAAAGAGAATGTCTTATCAAGTATATCACAAGTATCAGAACTATCACACTCAAGCTCTGAGGCTTTCTCTGAATCTTCAAATACTCCTGTGAGCTTTATATTCTCAAGGTATAAATACTGAGGATTAAAAGACTTGAGGTATAGATAATTGTCAGGTCCAATAGAGGCATAGATTATATTAGGTAACCATCTATTGTAACCAACATACCTCATTCTTTCTTTTGATACGTAGGTTATCTCACCTTGGTAGTAGTCCTCTGTATATACTCTTGGTGTAGCTATAGACATAAGGAAAGGTATCTTCTCCTTACTTCTAAGATATGTTCCACCTTCACACTCTTCTCCTGTAATAGCAGGGACTTGTATGAGGTCCAAGCATAGAGTCTGATAATTAGACTCTGGTATCTCTTTTTTAATGTCCTTGTAAGTTTGCTTCAGTAGGGCTCCTCTGAACTTACTGGCTAGGAATATAATGTGTTCCTCAGAGAAGTAACTGTCATCAGCAGAAACCTTCAACTCATCAAGGCACATGAAAACTATTTCTCTATAAGTTGCCATATCTATATATAATAAAACTGCTTACAAAGGTAGAAATAAATTCTAACCTATGCAAGCAGTTCAGTAAATTTATTATAGTCTCTTAAGACATTATTCTCAAACCAATTGTTTCAGATACTCTAAATGCCCCATCTTCTGTTGCTCTATACTTATCAGGAGACTTAGCAAGTACCTCATCAATAGCTTTCTTATAGTCAGGGAATGGAATCATGCAGGTTCCATATAGACAATAGAGACTATTGACTATAGAGTTGTAGTCTTTCTCAGTTATATATTGTGATAGTGGGCCCTCAAGCAGCTCTTCAATAAAGACCATTACAAGTAGGTTGTCCACTTGCTTATAGGGCTTATATCCAGTGTGCTTGAGTAAAGAGAAGTATCTGTTTATAGCATCATATACTTCATTAGTAAATTCCATGGCAACCACAATTTTTCTTTGAAGGAACAACAGCTTTATTCTTCAGTTTATCCCACTGCTTAAAGGCAGCTTGATAATTACCTGTCTTTAGAGAGAGTTCAAATGCTTTAAGTCTGAGAATCATATCTATGAATCCTCTAGGAGTTTCACAGCTACTCTCAAGCTCTCTTATATAACCCATAGCCATATTATAAATTGGCCTCATGTTAATGGCAATACCCATAGTGTATTGATTATCCATTCCACATGGAGTAGAGCCATCAGGTACACCACCAGCACCAATATAGACAAAGAAGATATTGTCATTAAGGCTATCTACTTTAAGGTCTCCAACAGGAATTCTAAGCCTTACACTCTTTATAGTATCAAGCTCATCACAGTAAATCTCAAGGGTTTCCTCATTGTAGATTTGAGTCTTATCTGTTTCAGACAAAACCTTCTTATAAGATGTGTTGTCTAGCTCTACACTGTATACTGGATTACTGCTTGGTCCATTAGCTGAGTAGGTGTCTTGGGTATCTATCACTATAGACTCTATGAAGACATTCTTGAAGTAGTCAAGGTTCTCTACACTTGCTTCTACAATAAGATATTTACCCTCTGAGTCTATTCTACATTCATTGAATACTATCATGGTCTATATAAAATTAAAGGGGAGGTTTAATTCCTCCCCTTATGTTATCCTTCAGCACTTCCTTCAAAAGTAATACCTAGGGCTGCAATAGCTGCCTTGATACTTGTAAGTACACCAGCAGTTGCTGATACAAAGGTTAGGTCCTTTTCAGACTTATGAACCTGAACTCCATCACCACTATAAGCATAGTGAAGGTCAATCATGTCATACTCCTTGTCAGGGTCAACCATCATCTTAACATCAATGTTATATGGGTAACCCATGTTTCTGAACATATCACCTCTTTCTGCTGAGCAGAAGTATTCAAGGTCAGCAACCTCTTTACCATTACCTACTACAGTGTCAGTAGTACCATATTCAACTTCACCCCAAATAACATTCTCACCTTCATACTTCACAGTAGTTGGAGTAAGACTGAAATTAACAGGTTCTTGAGAATAGATACCTAGTCTCCAAGGCTGGTCTGCCACCTCAGTAATAGTAATACCATCAGCAGAACCTTCAAATGTTAGAAGGGGCTGAACTTCTCTACTGAAGTTAAGGGTTAGTGACTCTGCCATCTTCTTGTAGAAGGCTTCCTTACTTGTAGCCATAGCCTTAGTAGCATGAACTGCTGCTGACTTAACTAGTTGACAAGCATCACCTGGTGCAAGATAATTGAAGACTGTTACTCTCAGAATGTAGTCTTGACCTGCAATAGGATTGCCTTCATTGACTTCATCACTTAGAGTTACTACTGCTTTCTTAAGCTTCCTCTGCATATCCTCCTTAGTGGTAAGCTTAGCATAGCTGACCTTATCTACATCAATAATGTCAGTTCTTGTTAGGCCACCCTTACCAAAGTGCTTGAAGAAGATTTGCTTGCCATCAGGAGTTTTTCCCAGCTTGATTTGACCTTCTGTCTTTGGTTCTGTAGTTACTAGTTCTGATACTACATAGAACTGTCTGTTCTGATTTACGGACTTAATTGCCATCTTTATAAAAAGTTTAATTAAACATTATTTTTATTCTGAATGCCCTTGCTACTCAAAGCAAGTAGAACTGCTCTTTCGAGTATAGGTCTATGCAATACAGAATCAAGTTCACAATTTGTTTCTTTACCTTCAACTTCAGGGAATACATTCATCTCTGAGAGATTTGTCAGTACTATTGGTTTTGGCTTTGAGATATACCTTACAGTATAGTTAGTAAGGTTATACTTAGAAACAACTTCCACTATGTCAAGCCCATTGTCAAGCCTAAGAGCTTTTCTCTTGTTGGCCTGTCTGAAGGGGTTCTCCATTATTCTATGAAAGTCATCTTGAGTAACAGGTATTACTGCAATAGTCTTACCATTTTTACAACCAGCAGATTCATCACCAATAGTAGCAGCCTCATAAGTTATGAATAGAATATCTGAAGGAAGTTTGAAGAACTTAGAGTACTCTGATAAGCCACTGTAAGTCTCACTTGAAGCAGCTATTGTAGCTGTCTTAATGAGATTTCTCAAGTTAGCTCTAAGCTCTTCTGTCTTCTCAAAGGAAGACAACTTATCATTCCTTCCACTATAGAGCTCTATAATAATCTGGTCTTGAGCTTCTGTCAGGAATAGAGATTTCTCATATTCATCTAACACTATGTCAGCTCTAGAGTGAGTATCACCAAACTCTGACTTACTATTATAGCTACTGAGAAGGGTATCAAATGCACTGCTAAATTCTTCTACTGTCATGATTATCTAGATGCTTGTGTAGCTACTGCTCCAATGCTAGTTTGACTTGATTGTCCAAGAGCCACCTGACTATTTAAATCTCCAGTGTAAGAGGCCTTAGCAAGCTCAACTGCTCTCTGTAGAATCTCTTGATGTAGAATTGGGTCAAGCTCACAAGTCTGCTTTGTGCTTTCACCATCAAGAGTGACTTCATCAAAGTCAATAAGTCTTATTGCTCTAGGTCTCTTTATAAACCTTACGTGATAAGACTTGATAGTATCATTAGGACCAACAACAAGTTCTACTTTCTTTGTATAAGTTGTAGTAGTTCCATCAGCAGCACTATTATCAAGTATTCTCCATGCTTGGTAATTGAGTGGTCTCTTGTAAGGCTTACTCATCAGCCTTGAGTACTCAGTGTAGTTGATAGGAATTACTGTTAGTCTAGTATCCTTAGACTGACTATCAGATATTTTTCTACTTACAATAATATACTCATTGACAAACATTAGAATGTCTTTATTCAATATTACAGATTTGGTATTTTCTCTGTTATCAAAGAAAGACTCTTTAAAGCTAGCCTCTTCATTGTAAGTATCACTTCTTGTAATCATTGAGAAGTCAATCTGTCTCTTCTCATTAGCATCAAATCCTTCCTGAGTCTTATTAAGTCTAGGATTAAAGTAAGCCTTAACTATTTCATCTTGAGCCTTAGTCAAGAACACTGACTTCTCATATTCATCTAATCCTGGAGCTTGATTAGACATTATATTGTTATACAATACATCAAATTGATTACTGAATTCCTCGTTAGTCATTGAATATATTTTTATAGCACTGAGTGCTGTTATTTACTATTTAGAAGAGCTTCAAGTCCAAGCTTGATGTCTTGGTTCCTAGGATTGTTGAGGAACTTAACTGCAACACTTAGTACAGGGTCTTCATTGTCTCCACACATTGGTTTACCATCCTTCTTTAGATACAAGAAATCACCTCTCTTAACAATGTTACCAGCATTGATGCTCCTTCTGATAAGAACCTTAGTAGGAAGTGTTTCATCCTTCACAGTCTTGAGGAATGTCTTAGGATTAGATTGAATGAAGCTGTCAATCTTAGTCTGCAAGAAGTCAAGACTAGTATTAGGAGCTACATTTCTACCATCCATCAACTCAACAATACACATGAGAGTTTCAATATCATTCTCAATCTTACCAAATTCCATGTAACACTCTCTGGTTACATTCATGTTTCTCTTAGCTGCATTGACTTGTTCATTACCCTCAATAATAACAAACTGATATGTAGCTTTAGGTCTGTCTTCAAGTACCTTCAATGAAGGAGCAACAAAGTCTTTATTTGCAAGAAGAATCTTGTATCTTATATAGTCTTCAGGGACACTAAGGTCAAGGTAGTTATCCTGCTTTCTCAGTTTAACCTTATTAATACCTTGAGGGTTAGCATCACTCCAAAAGTTATTTTCCTTTTTATATACACTCAGAGTTCCCTTATCCATTCCAAGGTAGTTCTCTAGGAATGCCATCTCACTGTTAGTAAGTACATTTACAAATGTACCTGTAGTTAGTTTAGGAACTACAAATGTTTTAACTGAATCCTCAGCCATACCTCCATATAAGATGTGATGAGGGTCTGTTACCATGTGACTCTGTCTAGGGATATACCTAATACAGATTTTTTCATTTCTCAAACAGCTAGTTAGCTGTGGTTCTTTTTCTTCTACTCCTTTTGCCATAATTGAAAAATATAAAGGGGAAGGAGGGTAAGCCTCCCTCCCCAGACTCTAGTTTTATGTTGAAATTGTTTATCCTTGCAGGATAGCAGGGATAATAGACATTGTTCTAGTTGGGTCAAGAACACAGATACCAAATGTAGTCATCTTGTGGATGGTTGATGCATCTTCGTCATTAGAAGCATAGTCTACATTAGTCTTACCTGTCCATGGGTCTCTAATACCAGGTTGGATGCTTCTGATTTCATCCTGTCCCTTGAGCTTACACTTAAAGATGTTAGGCTCATTAGAAGAACCAAGGTCAAGAATATCATATCTATATGAACTTGCAGGTCCACCAAGACTGTGTTGAATCTTGTTGTTTACAGGGTCATCATAGAACTTGTCAATCTCAACCTTAATGTTAAGACCACTTGCAGTTCTGTATTCAGTGAACTGATAACCAGCAGCCAGTGAATTAGGATGCCATCCTGAGGTCTTTCTAATCATGCCAAGGTTATCAGCATTGATAGTAAGATTAGTCCATCCAGAGATAGTATCATTTACTGCCTTGCTAAATTGCTCAGCACCCTTCATACCAGTTCTGATTACAATGGTTCTGTTCTCTACATCAGGTCTATTGTAACATAGGTCATATAGAGCATCCTCAATAAGCTTGAGGCTGAAGTCATTGTAATATGTAGTGTTAGCTACTTCAAGTTGAGCATAAAGACCATCGCCCATTCTAATAGCTTCACCTGACTTACCGAAGTTCAGATATTCACCATTAGCATTTTGGTTAGAAGTACCCCAAGCCATAGCAATGTTCTTGTAGTCTTGCCACTGCTTTTCAAGTACATAGTCCTCATTGTGCATCCATAGGTTAGTAGTGGTATGCTTAGTACCATCAGCAGATTCCATAGGAACACCTACTGCAACCTTCTTGTTAAGAAGGGCACCAGATACTTTATGCTTGATTCTAAGAGTAGTCCACTCATTGCTCATAGATACAGGTGAGTTAAATCTAACACCACCAACACTTCTTGATAGCTCCCTTTCTACAGGTGCAAAACCTACAGAGAACCTTTCACCAGCTTGAAGTCTTTCACCAGGAACACCAGTAGTGTTACCACCCATAAGTTCTACCTTATAGATGTAGTGAGTTCCTTCAACTCTAGCATCACCAAGAATTCTAAATGGATATACTTGGTTAAGGTTACCAAAGATTACTTCACCATCGAAGAAGTAGTGCTCTCCAAATACTAGGTAGAAAGGTTCAGTACCTGCTCCTACTGTATCATCCGAAGCTACTACATTGCCTTCAAGAGTTCTAGCCTCTAGAAGAGGAATGTTTCTTCTAACAGAACCTACTACATCCCAATAGTATCTGTCATCATTCTCAAACTCCTTAACAGTCAGACCAGACAGAAGTGAATCCAGAGAAGCACCTCTTTTAGCAGCAAAGAGCTCAACCATTAGATTCGATACCTTTTGAGGCTCCTGTCTAAATACAGGATTAGAATAAATGTGGTTTAGCTTGCTGATAGTAGGTGCCCAACCTTGGAAGCCAACTGTCTGAAATTTATTCAGTTGTCCTGCCATAAATTGTATTTATATAAAACATTAAACACTTAGTTTCCAGCCTTTGAATAGAGACTCAGGGTCAGTGTCACCACTATTATTAGCAAATGACAGATTGCCACCTCTGAAACCACTACCACCTCCACTTAGAGTGTGTTCAAGGTTTCTGAGACTTTTCTTTGTCTCCTTTTTTACTTTATCAGTAACAAGTCTGTCTATGTTCTTAAATCCATCAGTGAGAACAAACAACAGACCTACATTCTTCAAGAAGTCAGTCCTATGTTCAAGCTCATACTTTTGAACTGCTGTAAGCTTTTCTCCTGACTCAGGGTCAGTATAGATAGGCTTCATAATGCTGTCATAAACTCTTTGCCTTGTGTTCTTGTCAATCTTGACATCACCAAAAGCTGTATCCTCTTCAAGGATAGAGTTTCTTAATTCATCAGCTTGCTGCTTGAACTTCTTCTGCTCTTCTTTCTCTGCCTCTCTAGCTTCATCAAGCATAGAGTTGTATTGCTTCTTATAGAATTCCTTATTGTCATTTAGAGCCTCTCTTGCATCTTCAATGTCAGTACCAGCCTTAATAGACTTGTCTACCATCTTCAATGCTCTTTCCTTTGAGTAACCCTTGTTAAGACAATCTTGATATATAAGGTTCTTTCTAAGATTCTCTCCCTCTTCACCTTCAGAAGTTAGGCCCTTCTCAGTAACACCATCAAGGATACTGATATACCTCTCATACTTCTGAATCTCTGTAGGCTCTATACCAAGGTCAAGTGCTTCACTAACTCTCTTTTGTTTCTCATCAAGTTGATTCTTGATTTGATTGGAGATAGCCTCAGCAAAGTCCTCAGCAGTTTGAATCTTAGCAAGTTCTTTTTCATCAAGGTTTTGAAGGATACCATCTTCTACAAGAGCATTGGCAATGGAAGAGTAGAAGTTGGAAGAGGAACCACCCGTAGAAGTGGTATCCTTCTTTTCCTTTGTTTCTTCTTCACTACCTACGCCCTCTGGCTTCTCTTCTGAACCAAATAGTTCACCAAGATTAGCCTCAGTAGTTTCAATTGTTTCTTCTTCAGGAGAACCGTCCTTTTTCTTACCTTCCTCCTCTTCAGGATTATGCTTAGGTTCTTCAGTCTCCTGTATTTCTTCATTAGAGAAAAGACCATTGATTTGGTCTTCACTCAGTATGTTATCTAAAGATAATTCATCCATACTTTCCTCTTTTATTTAAACTTCTGTGCAAAGGTAGCAATTATGCATAACATATGAAAGGGGTTTAATATTTTACTAATAGAAAGTATAGTACTATCATTATACAAGAATAGGGAAGACACGGTTGTATCTTCCCTATTTTAGCAGTTATAACTCTACTATAGAGTACAAAGCTTCTTCAAGTACTGTTTGAGATAGGTCACCACTCATATGTGCAGCTTCTTCTGAATAAGGATTAATATCTAAAGCCTCACACAGATGCATCTGCAAATGGCTCTTCTCATGCTCAAAAGTATTGATGAACTCACCTACACTTGATGCTTTATGGATTACTAGAATTGACCATTTATACTCATAATTTGAGTATGCAAAGCCTGTATCCAATTGGGCCTTATCAAGGTTCTTGATTATAGAGTTAAGAGTATCACCACTACAGCCTACACTCTTGAGGTCTTCTATAATCTCTGACTTCTGAGCATCATTTACTGTATAGTAAATACTGATACTCCAGTCATACTTATCCATCTTGAAATGCTGAACACCCATGGTTACTTATATTTTTCTTTCAGCTTTTCAATCTTTTCCTCAAAGCCCTCTTTGAAATGCATCCTGCCAATCCTACCACCTTTCTCATTATAGGCTTCCATCTCCTTCATAGCTTTCTTATAGCCATGTTCACAGCCTTCTTCAAAAGCCTTTTCAATGAGTGCATCTACATCACTTCCTTGAGTGCTATGTGCTGCATCCTTAGTAATTGTATAAATCTTAGACATAGTATTTATGATTTAGATGTTAATGCTTCTTTCAGACCATCAAGGTCTTCTGAATTAAACACCAAGCTTTTATTTATCATGGGTATCTTCAACTTAATCATTCCATCTCCAATTTCCATATCACCCAATAGCCCAGTATTAAAAGTGAAGGACTTTGTCTTCATGACTGATTCAGTCATCTCTGTAAGTATACTCTCTACATCAACCTTACCATCTTCATCAGCAATAAGGTTCATAAAACTCTTGACTTTAGTAAAGTTCTTGTCAACTACTCTTGTTATAATAGGTTTGATAAAGCTGACTATAGGTGTGTCTTTTGCAAGACTATCAACCTGACCTAGAATATACTCTTTTAATTTAATATCCAACTGTTCAATAGTTACCATTATACATTAGTTTTTAGAAATTCCTCATAAGTAGCATTAGGATGTTGCTTGGTATATTCCTTGAATCTAACAAACAACTCCATCTCTCTGTTAGTATCATTGATAATTTTAGTCTTGAGCTTCTTAACTATCTTCAGTTGGTTACTCAAGAGCTCCTTTCCTCTTTCAGTGTTTTCAATTCTTGGCTTAACTAGATTAAGTATCTCTGCTTGAACCATCTCTTGAATCTCATTGTAATTCTCTAAGTAGTCATTATCCTGAAAGAGTCTCTCCCTTTGTTCTTTAGACATTGGCTTTATTTCAGCATCAACATCATCCCATATTAGTTTTACAGACTGAGCTTGTTGTACAGCTTTTAGTTGTTGCAGTTTAGCTTGATACATCTGCATTTGAGCATCAATATTATCAAGACTAGTTGCAAGGGGGTCTGTATTACCTAGTATTACTTGATTAACTGGATACATAAAAACTTGGTATTAATAGGGGAGCATTACACTCCCCTATGTTTAGATGTTAGGTTGTACTGTTGAACCACAGCTGCAAGAACATCCACCCTGAAGTGGGTTGAATAGATTTCTCAGAGTTGTAGTAGTACCAGTAGTCACATTAGCTACAGCAATAGGATAGAATGTGCTATTTGCATAGTTGACAATCTTACCATCATTGCAGCACCTTCTCTCAGCTTCTAGAGCAATACCACTCTGTGCAGCATTATTTACGCAGTTAATCTGCATATCAAGAACCTTAGCTCTCCAAGGCTCTACTGCATCAGCTACAGCCTGCTTAGTTTCGAGTTGAGATATTCTACCTGAGAGAGCATCAAATCCATCTCTCTGACTCTTGTAAAGGGCAAAAGCACTTTCATTGAGCTTCTTGTTTAGACCATCAAAACCATTTCTTTGGCTTTGATATAGACCAAAGTCACCATCTACTTGAGACTTCCAAACACTGAATAGTTGACTATCTAGAGTCTGTCTGTCACTAAATCTTTGCTCCTGTTCAGATAGCATACCTTCATAGAAGTTAGTAGTAGCCTTTAGGTAATTGTCACATCCTTGTTCCCAAGCTTGAAAGGCAGTGGGAGCATTAGTACCATTAGCAGCACCAAGACCTGAAGCTAGGATATTTACATTCTCAGGCATAGAGGCATTGCTGCCAAATAGGTTCCAACCATTGTTTCTACCACTAAGAGCATAAGCACCAAGTGCAGTACCGATTATCATTATCTTCACATAGAGTCGCAAGTTCTATGCAGTTCTCTTATGAACTTCAATATATTACTATATTGTTGAGACTATATCTTTACTCTATTGAGTACTCCCCATTTCCATTACCATTAGCTTGTAATGTACTTCCTTTCGGAATAGTCGTTGAACTTTCCTTATATTTCCATTTATAACCCAGTGCAGTTTTATAATGTTTTCCTGAGGGAGACACATAATTCTTACAGACTTTAATTATATCAGAATTAGCTCTAGGCTTACCAAAGCTATTGGCAGCATCTCTAGCTGTAGGAAATTCTTTAATAAAGTTTCCTTCTAAATCAAGCTGTATAACTGGTATCCCATTAGCTTTTCTCAAAGCTTCCTTTGTACTTTCAGGACATTTCTTACCATAGAAAGGATTCTTACTTCCTATTCTTGTTTTAGCATATTCACTAAGAAGCTTTTTAGTTTCTTCTGAGTGATGTTTACCTTTGAAAGTACCAGGTTTTCCAATTGCTTTTAAGCTAATCTTCTTTCTACTTTCCTCAGTTTGAAAACAGCCTTTAGAACCAGAACCTCCCTCAGTCATATTATAACCATTGTGATACGAATCATACTTCTTAATAAAGTATATTTCCATTTCATCAAGCTGTCTTCTTAATTCTTCTCTATCTATATTATAGAGTTGAATTAATACTTCATACTTGAAAGAGTCAGGTCCGTATTTTCTTCTAGCATTATCAAACTTTTTACCAGAGTATTTACCATCAAAATTAGTAAATTCTGCTTTTCTTCTTCTAGCATCTACTGTTTGTCCAATATAGGACTTACCAGAAGGGGATTCAAATCTGTAAATTGTTCCTACCATACCTAATTTATTTTTTACAAATATACTAGGTATTATTGGAACTTGCAAGAGTATAAATGAAAAATTAAGTCTTAGCTGCTGATTGTCCTATTAGGAGTTCCCAGCAATTAAGGGAGTTTATACTGAGCATAATTAAAGTTTACCCAGTGTGAGGCCTGCATTACCAACACCCCTAGAGGCATACTCCTTCTTTTCTTCTCTAACTACAGTATCATCTTCTTCTATAATTCTCATAGTAATGAAGTTAATTGTGTGTTTTTAATTAGGTTTATTTTGTAAGCTTACGGATGCAAAGGTATGTATAAAATCCCATGGGGCCTAACAATGCTAAGGGTACAAAAAAACACCCATAAGGTATTGACCCTATGGGTGTTATGAATTTTAAACTTAGCATCTAGATGCTAACTTCTTGTGTATATTCAGTATTTTCTCAACCTGTTCATAAAGATAGCCCATTAAATAGGCATCAGGTTCATCATTGCCTGCTTGAGATTGATAACCTGTGAACTTCCATATTAGGTTCTTTACATGCTCAAGCTCATGAACTACAGTTGACATACCACTTGATGGTATGAGTATGTGGCATTTACCACAGTCAATGTATTCCATTGTACACCCATAAGCACTACTTACAAGTGCATGAGGGAACTTGTTCCTAGCCTCAGTATAATCATCAAAGACTGTGACTATTACCTTGAAGTCATATATAGGAACTCTAAATTTTCTTTCTGTCAACATCTACTCTTCCTCTTAAATTCTTCTAGGTCTTTTTCAACCCAGAATAACTCCTTGAATCCAATCTCTTTCTTACCTCTTGGTAGTAGTCCTTCTCTAACATAGTTATCAAAGGTAGCCCTGCTTACATTAAGGTATTGACAAGCTTTATACTTACTAAGCTTCTGAGTCTTGTCAGTATATGATTGAATTACTTTAGCCAACTCAATTGCTTCCTCCTCTGTGATATGACTATTGCCTGCGTCAATATCATTTATTATCTGAAGGAGCCTCTCCCTTATTACTCTTAACATATACTATTAGCAATGCAAATAACAATAAACCTATAATACCATTATGGAGTCTCAAAATTTGACTATCTGTTATTGGCAATGACCAATAGTAGTCAATAATATTAAGCATATCATCTGCTAGAATGTACCATAGAAACATTCTATGATACACACAGAATTTGAATGCTATAGTAGCTAAGTAAGTAAATACCCATGTAATTAATGACATGCCTGCTATGTTGCTGAGGGGTTCAAAGTAGAACCCCATCCAAGCAAATAGCGTGTTTAACATATAACACAATGCAATAACTAGTGGAGTGTACTTAATAGCTAATATCAACAGTTTATGGAGAGATTTATTTCTTAACCTTTCCTCCACATCCATACTTATGTCCAGGGTTTACACCTGCTTTAGGTGACATAGGTTTAGGTCTTTTAACTTTCCTAGCCATACTATATAAGTTTAAGAGTTAAATATCCTTGTATTCTGTAGTAGCATCAAAGGATGGACAAGCCTTATTAGCGAAGTCTCTATGACCATAAATTTTAGCATTAGGGTATCTAGCCTTCATAGTTCTAAGAAGAGATATTAGTGTTTTCTTTTGAGCTTCTGTCCTTGTATCTTTAGGAGTCTTACCATCCTTTGCTACACCTCCAATATAGCAGATTCCAATTGAATTGGAATTGTGTCCTGTGCAATGAGCACCTACTTCTGAATCCTGTCTACCTCTGTGATAAGTACCATCTCTGTATACTACATAATGGTAACCTATACATTTAAAGCCTCTTGCTTTATGCCACTTGTCAATATCAGCTACTGTGTAGTCTTTACCTTCAGGAGTAGCACTGCAATGTACTATGATTTCAGTTATCTTTCTCATCTTTAGTCTTAGATACAAACTCCTCAAGAGGTACTACTACAGAGGTTTTGATAGAACCATCTGTAAGCCTTTCTCTGAGTACTGTGTATCCTTCTGATTTAGCTATTAGTATTTCATTAGGTTCTAGTAGATTGGCATCACCCTCTACTAGAATCTTGTGTTTCATCGAGCCTATCTTTACTTTTCCCATTGTTCTTTCTAGTTATAATTTGTCTTTCTCTAACTCTGTGAGCACAGGTAAGGTCCAAACAAATATTCATTGTAAGATTAAGTACCTGCTTCCTCAGTTCTTGTAACTCACCTTCTAGTGCTTTGTTTCTCTCAGCCATCTCTTCAAGTCTGGCTCTGTTATCATCAGAGAGTTTCTTATAGAACTCAAGGGAGTTTTCCATGTTCTCTATTAGATTGTGGTCAACCTCACTGTAGTATTTCTTCCTAGCAAATACCCAGCTGGCCCAGCCACTGACTATAGTAGAGATAACACCTATTCCTCCTGTTATTAGGATTTCATTCATATAGTAAGTTTTAATTGGTTTCTGTTGTCTTCCAAGCCGAAGCCTGGAAGAGATTAGAGCAACCCTAGATTAGCATTAACATCACTATAGCTGTAGTTGAAATTGCTGAGACTATTGTCGTAGTCATTATAATCACTGCTAACTAAATAGTTTTTTAATCTTGTCTAGGTTCTTTCTTATATACCTGTAAATTATGTACGCAATTAACAAGAAGAGAGTTACTCCAGAGTACATTAGAAAGTATTGATAGCCTTTAATCTTATTGACTTCTTTTGTCTTCTCTATGTATACTGGGACCTGAATAGAATCAGTCTTAACTATAGTATCAGTAAGAACTCTATCTTTGTACTTGTATGTAGTTTTGTACTTCTCTATGAAGACTGTATCTCCCTTGATATATCTGTCTATGCTATCCCTGATGAAGATACTATCAGTTTTGTAGTCAACCTTATTGACATACTCCGTCTTAATAGTTTCAATAGGCACCTCTACATACTTTGTAGAAGCACAGGACACGCATAGAAAGAGAATTATTACTATGAGTAAATTTTTCATAACTATCTTTTTGGCTGCAAAATTAAGTAAAAAATGCGAGATTTGCAAGTGTATAGGGAAATTAGTTATATTAGTATAATTCAAAAACTAAAGAGGCCCTAGAAACTAGAGCCTCTTCCCTCTCAGCTAAAGGATATTCTGTCTGGGTATCCCTTAGTTACATCATAAGTCAAAATTGCATCTTTGTCTGTTAGAGCCTCAATCTCTGCTAGGTGCTGTTGAGTTACATTATAGCACTCAATAGCATAGAGTTCAAGGGTCTTCAAGAACTGTAGAGCAGCATCAATGTTTACTGTGTAAGACACTCCATCAAGCCATAGAGTACTTTCTGTATTGCCCTCTTCCTTCTGTATAGTAAGACTGTTGATTAGACCAAGTCTGGTAGACTTATCAAGCCATACAATACTACCACCAACATAGAAACCCTTGACCTCATCACTTGAGTCATAGTCATTCTGAACTGAGACTAGCATGTCTTTAAGTTCCTTAGTTGAAGGAAGGTGGTCAATCCTGAAGTTAACATACCTCACATTAGAGGATTCTTCATCCTCACTGTGGTATTCAGTAGGAGCCATATTTACATAGTAAATACCCTTCTTAGTGTTTACACACTCTACAGACTTCAGCCATTCTGTGTTACCTTTTGTCCAATTCATATTACAATTGTATTAAATCTATAACCTCTTTGAGTAGCTATAATATATGTATCAAATGGAAGTACAGCATTTAGAGCTACTGCTAAATACTTACTTGTAGTTTTAATTGTGGCATACAGATTTCCAACAAGAGCTTCCATAACAGTATACCATTTACCAGATGAATACTTTCTGTAAGCCCTTAGCACCCTGATAGGTTTATTAAGAACATCTCTAGCTGAACACTTGTATCTCTTCATGAAGGATTTGAATGCACTACAACCCATGTATGATTTCCATAGGTGTCTACAATCAGCATGAACTAAGATACCCCAATATGAACCAAGTACATTAATGTCTTTAGCTGAGGGGTTGGAAAAGTTCATCTTTGATACCTTGTGTACAAAGTTCTTCTTAGTGTTCTTTCTAACCTTGATGCAGTCCTCTGTAATTATATAACCAAGGAAGCTTATACCTCTAGAATCAATAGGAAACAGCTGATAGTTCTCTTTGAGTGAAACATTGAGTTCTTTCATCTTTCCCATTATTTCTTCTAGCATAGCATGAAGCTCTTCTTTACTATTGCTCAGTATAACCATATCATCACAATATCTGAAGTAGGCTTTAATACCCTTAACCTCTTTTATCCAGTGGTCAAAATCACTGAAGTAGAAGTTGTTGAAATATTGAGATGTATAGTTTCCAATAGGAACACCCTTCTCACAACTATCTACTATCTTGAATAGCAGGTCTAGTAAGTCAGGGTCTGTAAACTTCCTTGCTAGTTTCTTCTTTAATATTTCCTTATCTAGTGAAGGATAGCACTTGTGTATATCCAGTTTCAAGCAGTACTTGTAGTGGTACTTCTTTAGAGCTTTCTTCACTCTTTGTAACCCTAAGTGAATACCTCTAGTCTTAATAGAAGCATAGGTATCTAGAATGAATGTCTCTCTGAATATTGGCTCACAGTATATCATAATAGCATGTTGTACTATTCTATCTCTCATAGGTAGCTTAAAGATTTCTCTCATCTTATGACCTGTGAAGAGGTTGAACACTGTATACTCTGAGACCTTATATTTCTTGGACTTTACTTCTTCCAGTAGAGCCTCCAAGTAGGCATCTCTGTTCTTTTCTATCTCTATTACTTCCCTATAGTGCATCTTGCCTTTTATAGCATTCTGATATGCAGCTTGGAAGTTTTCAATCGTGCATATTTTGTCAAACAAGTTACTATAAGTCTTCATTTATCATATCTATATTTTTGTTGAAATTAAAGGGGTTCGTCACACACTTAAGTGTACTTACTAACCTATAAGTAATCTTTTGCCAAGAGGCAGGGTATATAAGAAGTTAGCCAAAATTTAAAGTTCAAAAAATATCAAAAATCATTTCAACATAAAACTAACTGAGAGCCATTATTGCCATTAGTATTAGAAGAAGTATTATTCAGATTAAGCTGACTAACACTGCTATTAGCATTAGAACTATTATTGCTACGATTCGCTACATTACTAGAGTCTGCATTCACATAGCTAGTTTTTTCACTAATAGGTGTAGAAAACAATTCTGGTAATAACTTTGGTAAATCTAATACCAAATCTACCAACTAGCACCCACTTATATACCTCGTAAAGTGTACTCCCCCTTTTACAGGGGAGTACTCAATACAATTTTAATTATCACTCACTAAATTTAGAAGCTATCAGCTTCAGCTGTTCCAGTTACATCTGTTACTGTACCACAAAAAACCAACCGAGAGCCAACATGGCCATAAGTAGCAGAAGAAGCATAATTCAGATAAAGCCGACCAACACCGCCATTAGCATCAGAACCATAACTGCTACGACACGCCACATAACCAGAGTACGCATTCACACAGCCAGCATCAGCATAGTACTTTGTGAAGTCTGTAGAACCACTTAGTTCTTTGAACAGTAGGTCAGGATAGTTAGTATACTCTCCAGTAGGATTACCACTGCTATCTACCTTCAATGATGCCTCATTGAAAATCATCTTAGATATACATTGGTCTTTACTCAGATAGTCAGTTGGAACTTGTAGATACCTAACAGGATTACCTTGCCAGTTGTTGATTCTAACAATACCAGTGCTAGTAGCAGTTATTAGATTATCAACCCATTCATATAGGTCACCCCACCAGTTCTCTAGACCCCAGAAGTTAATACTACCTGAATCACCAGTACCACCCATGTTCTTAGAGAATGTATCATTCATACCAAGTTCATCTGTATAGTAACCAGCTACCTTAGGATAGCTACTAGTACCATAACCAATTACTTCCTGACAGTTGATGTTGTAACCACCATAGTAACCATAGTATAGCAGAGCCATGATAACATGAGTTTCATAGTCTACAATTTGGAAACCATCTGTAGCTACTGTACCAACAGGTACAGTATTTCTAGCTCTAGCAGCTTGCTTAAATGAAGCTTGTGAGTAGTTAGCTGTAGGAGTTACACCAGAGATACTATACATAACATCACCTGATGCATAGCTAGTACTTGATGTAGGATTAAGAGGTACACCATCTCTATAGATTACACCTTCATAAACACCAATACGCTTATTAGTATCCCATTCATAGTAACTATTAGCATCATCATTACCTGCTGAGAAGATTACATCTACTGCACTTGGGTTATCAACATTAGTAACACACTTGTAGTAGAATGTAGGTAACTTAAGCATGACATCCATGATAATACCGTCAGAACCAGGAGCACCAGCAATAGCTTTAGAAGCATCAGTTCCATCAGAGTATTTCCTTCTATCATTGTCATCAAGCTGCTTAATCTTCATACCTATGTCTCTACCCATGTACTTACATAGATACAGGTGAGAGTTCTTTCTAATCCATAAGATTACATTGTCTGAATTAGTGTGGATAGCAGCAGTTGTAGGGTCTACTACAACATCTCCAGTTACCATTGACTTAGTATCAGAGATACCTCCATCAACACCACCATTCCAAATAGTAATAGTAGATTGTGTAGAGTTCTTAACCTTTATATTGACAGTTGATGTAAAACTAGCACCACCAGCTAGAGTACAAGTAACCTTAATAGTAACATTTCCTGGCTTCTCAGAAGCATAGAATCTACCATCAAGGAATGAGCCATCACCCTCTGTAATCTCATAGACAATCTTAGCTGTACCAAGCTTAGTTGTATTGCTAGGAGCAGTAATATAAGATATATCTGCACTTGAGTTAATTGAAATAGATTCTTCTGCTTGTGCAGAGAAACTTGTCATAGCTACAGCTCTACAAAGAATGGCCTCAGACTTTACGAAGTTGTTTGTAGTGTCAATATCCTCATATAGTGGACAAGCCTTTACAGTAACAGGAATCTCCCAGCTACCATTCTCTTGTGCCTGAGATATTTGAAGAATACCATTATTAATAGAGATTCTAGACTTAATAGTATCTTCATCAAGTACATTATCAGTCTTCACTGTACCAAAGATAAGCTTGTACTGCAAATCCTCAGCAGTCATACCAGAGGAACTAGAGACATTAAGTGTCATAGAGTTACCTTCAAGAAGGTTGCTTGTAGGAGCAGATATTTGGAAGGAGTCTGCAACTTCCTCTCCAAGTACTGTTAGGTCACTACCATACAACTTTGTAAGAGCATACTTAAGGTACTTATAGATACCTGTGGAGCTCTTGATAACTCCTTTCACACTAGTATTAATGTCAGGATTGTTACCTGCTGAAATCAGTGTAGAAATTTGTTGGGTTGTAAGGACAATGGGACTTTCTAGGGTCCCATTGTTCCATGTAAAATTTTGTATCATACTAATATATTATTAAGTAGAGTTACTGCATAACTTGCTGCATACTGACTTGAATTAGTAACACTGATAGAAGTCAATGAGTCTGTACCTTCAAAGGTGATACTTTCAAGATTAGGCTTATTGTCTACTGTCCAAGAAGTAAGGTTCTTAGGATAGCTAATCTTCTTCAAGCTATTACTAATAGGAAGTGTAATTGAAGTTACACCATCCATTCTAATACCTTCAAACTCCTCAAGTACTGGGAAGCTGCTCAAGCTGAAGTTACCCTGAAGGCTAGGACAACCAGCAGTATTGAACTTCTTGCAAGAACCAAAGGTCTTAGATAGTGCAAGTGAAGTAAGGTTAGGATTTCTATAGTACTCAGGATTCTCTTCAGTACCCAAGTTCTCAGTACTACCAATCTCAAGTTCCTCAATATTGGTTAAATCACCCCAGTCCATTACATTAGCAATATACCATCTTGACAAGCCCTTAACAGACTTTAAGTGTTTACCACCAAATATAGCCAATCTATTATCACCAGCAGATGAACCAATAGTAGAGTCAGCCTTGACTACAGCAGTCTCATATTCAACATTTATTGGCTTATAGTTTGAATCATATGTAGTGTTTACATTGACCTCAACTACAGGGAAGAAACCACTAGCACCATATCTTAAACAAGCTGCTGTTCTTTCATAGCCCTGAACTTCAATAGCCCAATCATCCTTACCTCTATTAGCTGCATTCAGAGGATACTCTGCTATAAGCTCATTAGAGAAGATTGCAAGGTTGAAGTTAGCTGCATTTGTTGCAAAGTCACCACCAACAGTTGTAGAACCTACACTAAGTCTACCACTCAAGAAGTGCATTCTACCTTCAATAAACCATCTAGTATGCTCTTTAGCAGAACCATGGGTCTTTAGGTAGTCAGCAGCACTTGATGTATAAGAGTACTCAGAGTTAGCATTGTAGATAAGAGCATTGTACAGATTAACCTGATTAGTCTCCATGTACTTCAAGAGAGCATCCTTACTTAGGAATCCAGAGTAAAGAAGATTAGCTATTGTAGCCATTTCACTCTTGAATGCTTTGAAGATAAGTTTCCAGAACATAGGGCCTTTCTCTTCCTTTGTTACTGGGTCAATACCTCTACCATCATATAGACCATCATCATATAGAACTGTATAGAGGAATCTAAAGAAGTTATCATTATCAATACCCCAAGATGAGTCAAAGTCATAACCTAGAAGTCTAAGGATTTGCTTACCATTTTCATCATACTCACCAGTAAAGTGAGTGAAGAATTGGTTCTTAGTATCCTGGTCACACATTAGAGCAGCAATGATTGCAAGACCATTGAACAGAATTTGATTGACAGTTACATAGTGACCAAGTTCAGTATGGAACTTCTCAACTCTGTTGGTTACATTATCTGTCTTCCAAGTGTAGGCAGAAGGATTAAGATTAGCTTCACCAAGAGTAACTTCACCAATAGGTATTTGGCCTGGCTTTGTGTAGTTCTGAACTTCACCACCACTATAGTAAGTACCTTCATTAGCTACATCAGCCTTATCAAGGGCACAAGTTCTAACAAAGTCAAATAGCCTTTGAATAGGACCATCAAGTGCCATACCTCTAGTACCATTAGGATAAAGCTCCTTCCATGTATCAGAGTTAGCAGCAGGGGAAACAGGAGTTACAACATCCTCAGTAGGATAATCTACAGGGTATCTGTATTCCATAGCCTTTGCAGCATAACTACCATCACCAGAGAGAGTACTTAGGTCAGCAGTAAGGAAGTTACATACAGCAGAATCATTCTGTCTCCATTCAGCAGAGAAGTCCTCATCATCTTCATTGCTATGCCAAGTAACATTGCCATCAGCATCTTGAGTATTGTAACCACCAAATCCAAACACTGTCATGTTTGATTTATCAGTGATAAGGTCAAACTGACCACCAAAGGTAGCTGTATTTGAAAGAGGGTCATTCTTAGTAGAATCATCATCAGAGTAACCAATCTCAAAGCCAAGGCTAGGAATACCATTCACACATTGTCTTGTTTTAATCTTAGCTATTTGGTCAGTTCTACTTAGGTCAGGGTTATTCTCAATGATACTCTGAAGCTCTTTTCTCTGAGGCATTGTAAGACAGTCTTCATACTTATAAACAGGAGCACTGGAAGTACCTGTATTTATAGTAGCGAGGTATCTACAGCAGTCTTCATACCACTTAGCAGTAGGTAGGTTTCTTGCTTGTGTAGATTCATTAGGGTTTTTCTTACAAGTCAAAAGCTGACAAGCAATAGTATCATCATTAGGAATCTGCCAAATAGCAGCCTTCTTTTTAACTTCATAGCAGTGAGTTGGGTCACCATCCCATTCGTAGAACTTGCCTGTAGAGGCATTGTACTTATGGATTCTACAAGTATTTCTAACATCAAGTCTGATATTACCCTTAGTAGAAGAAGCAGTAGAGGTACCCTGTCTTCTAAGCCTAAGGTAAGATTCAGCCTTATCTGTATCAATACCCATAGCTTCTACAAAGATAGTGTAGTCAGGGTCAATTATACCCTTACCATCAGCATCCTGCTTAAACTTATATAGGTAGAAGGATTCAGCTCTAGTAGAGTGAGTTTTTGTATTACCAATGTAGGCTTCACCATTACATAGGTTTGTACAAGCCCAGACTGCAAAGTCAGTGATTCCTTGTGAAGCTAGATACTTACCATATTCAATAGCTTCTGAAAGAGTGATTACAGGAGAACCATCAGAGTCAGTTTCATAGAAGTTGTTCTTATTAAATGTCTCTGCAATCTCTGCTGAACTATCAAGGTCCATAGTTCTCATCTGAAGAACTTTAAATGAACTAAGAGCCTTATCATAGTATCTAACATCAAACAGGTCTAGGATAGCACCACTACCACCAAACTTAAGTAGAGTAGGATTAGTCTGTGACAAGCTTGTAGCTTCAAGCACAGCAAAACCAGCAATCTCACCATTGATATAGTATCTAAGTTCATGCTTAGTTTCAGCACCATTCTCATAGTAAGGCTGTACTGTAATAGTCAAATCCAACTTGGTATCAGCAGAGAACCTTCTAGCATTGTGACCTGCCTTAGCTTGACCTTCCTCAGGAAGACTTACAAGCTCCTCTCCAAGGTTAATGTAAATAGCATTACCAGTTACATAGAAACCTGTCTTGCTTTGGTCATCAAAGCAATCAATGATTCTTTCATCTGGATTACTTACATTCCTTATCATAAAGGACATCTTCAGAGTTCTACCCTTAGCAAGGATACCACCACCTGACAGAGTTGCAGCTACAGTAGTATCATAGAATGGATAGAAGTCCTTTATATAGGCTTTAGAAGTACCTACAAGGTGAAGGGCAGTCGAAGTATTATCATACTTGTCAGTAGTAGTTGAATCATCAACAGGTGAGCCTGATTTGAATTTAATGTCCTTCCAGCCACTACCAGCACTATTCCACTGAACATCTTCAAAGGCAAAGCTCTTACCACTGTTCTCCCATGTGCCAATATCAAAGTCATTGTTTGACTTATTTTGTGCAGTGAAATATGCTACTGAGTTCTCTGGAGTAACCCAGTTAATAGTAGATTGTGTTGCTTCAAATGAGAACTGTACAGGGTTACCATCACCCTCTTCAAACTGAAGAACACCAGTTCTACTGTACACAAGGTCACCATTGCTATCAACCTGAGGAACACCGATTCTTAGATTTACAAGGTCTGACTTAACAAGATAGTGCCATGTTTGTCTAGCACCATTAGCTGCATTTCTGACAGCCTTTGTTACATAAGTATTTCCTGACAGCTCTTCCATAGCTATAGGAATTACTTCATCACCTACATTGCTTGTTCTGTAAACATAAGCAGAGAACTGAATATCTACATAGTCATTTACAACTGCATCATCTACAGTACCTACAACTATAAAGATGTCTCCATCATTAGCACCATTAGTACTGATAATAGTAGTACTTGCTGTGTTACCCCTTGTCTCCTCAATGTCATTCAATACTAGATAAGCCTTAACTACATGGGCACCCTTAGTTAATGTAGGAACCTGTACTGTAGCATCACCTTTAGAAGTGAAGGTTCTCTTAACAGTAGATAGCAGAGTTACACCACTAGCATCATAGAATTCTGCAAATAGGGTAGCTTCATCTGTAGAGAAGTTAATATTGAATGTTAATGTAGCAGGGTCTACAGTACCTAGAGCAACTGTATTTACAGTTGTTGCAGTCTGCTTATTATAGGTAATTCTAGCAGTACTATAAGCTGTTTCATTACCTTCATCATCAATATCATAAGCTCTAAGAGTAACATAGATTACTGAGTCACTCAGAGCATTAAGGTATGATGCAATGTTAGGAGACTGTGCTAAACTTCCAGCTACTGTATCTCCATTGTATACAACCTTGCTTCCAACAGAGATTCTAATCTTACAAGAGGTCATATCTACATTATCCTTAGTGTAGGTTACAGTGTATCCGAAGGATACATTGCTTGCTCCATTAAGGAATGACTTGATAGAATTACCATCAATTGCAAGAGAAATCTTAGACCTTACAACCTGACCACCCAGGGTTTCTATTTGGTCCTTGAGAAACTGCTCAACCTCATAGTGGCTATGGCCTTCCCAGGATTGGTCAAGAGATGTAATAGCCCCTTTGTCTGAATTTAGACTTGCCATAAATTATTTAATATTTCCAAGTTTCACTTGATTTCCATACTTGAGTGCCTTTCCACAATCTAAGAGCTGCCTCCCAGATTACTTTAGCACCTTTATAAATAGCTGTAATTACTTTGCTTCCATAATATACAGCTATTATCTCTTTGTCTTTATAGTATAGTGCCATTAGGTACCCTCCTCTTCATCATTCTCAAATACAAAGTAGAGGCTGTTTTCCTTAAGCTCACCATTGCCTTCTAATGACTCAAAGTCTGACTCACTGAGAGGTGTCTCAATAGTGAGGTTGTTTAGTTGACCTTCAAGAGTTTCAACTCTTTCTTTGAGTGGTTTTATGTAGTCAATGACAGCTTCTGAAGTAGGTACTACCAGACCAATATCAGCACCACTCTCATCAATCTCTCCTGTAACACCAGACTGGATACTTTGGAAAGAACCTACGTCAAACCATCCACTATTAAGATAAATGTATAGCTCATACTTAGGTGAGTTAGACTCATCATAGAATGGACCAACCATGATAATGTAACCTTCAGCTGCTGTATCAGGAGCATCATTAAGGCTCTTGTAATATGCCTGTACCTTAAGAGTATTAGAGATAGAAGGAGTAAGGTCAGTCCAAGTCTCTTGGTCTCTACTTATCTGAATCTTACCTACAGTATTGAAGTCACCTTCAACCCACCTGAACCAAGCGGCAATAGGGTCACTGACATCCTGCCAGCTACCTCCAAGGTCAGTAGAGATTTGTAGCTTGTTACCCTCAACTCTGAACTGTGAATACACAGGTACATCACTAAGATTAACAAAGCTTCTACCTTCATTATAGGATACCTGGAATCTGTTGTTCTCTATTCTAATAAGTGGTGAAGTACCTGATTCTCCACTTGCTGTAACACCAGTGTCAATACCATTTACAATCCAGTGCCCTTCAGATGAAATAGTAACATCACCTACAAGGTTATTAGAACCCTTCATCCAGTTCTTACTTGACTTCCAAGAGTCATCATCCAGTTCATTAGATGAGTAGTATTCTACTGTTATAGTTCCATTGTAGGGAACATAAGTAATCCAAAGACCCTGCCTTCTTAGTGAAGAAGGAACTTGTAGTCTTGTAGTCTCATCATCCCCAGCATAGGATAGGAAGTAACAGTTGAAGTTAGCAAGAATATCTATAAGACTTTGACCAGTAGCTCTATCTACTACTGCATCTGTAAAGGTCTTGGGGTACACTCTATTATACCCCTGACCTTCTTTCTTTACTAGTTGTTCTGCCATATTATTTATAATTCAACCCATAAGGAATTAGTATTCCATTGATTAACTCTCTGACCCCTGAATTGATATACCTTCCAATCACCTTCATCAGTAATAAAGGTAACCATCTGACCTATCTTTCTTGCTCTATATGGAATTGCTTTTATAACATCATCCAAACTATGAGCATCAAACTTATCAGTAGCATTTACAAAATCAGGAATACCTAATAGGAACAGTTGGTCAACAAACTCAGAGAGAGATACTTTGACATTCTTACCATTCTGCACTATAACAAGAGTCTCAGTTCCCTTTAGCTCTCCAGTGTCTGGTAGGTCTGTATCCTTTACAGAGTTATGCTGCAACCATTGCTGTATCTTTTTATAGTCATCCGTTGTGAAAAACATTACTTACTTGTTTTATTGGATTTATTTATCTGCTTTCTTTTAAGCTCAGCATCAGTTCTAGCCTTATCTTTATCAAATGCCAGCCTATCTCTGTCAAGCTTAAGCCTTTCATCAAACTGTCTCATATTTTCTAGCAGCTTGGCTTTAGCCTCCTCAGAGAACTCAGGTTCCTGAATGCCATCATCTGATGACTGATTATTATTGGCTGAGATAGTAGCAATAATAATCTTGGTTTCATTATCCCTTTGATTCAACTGGTCTTTAAGTTGCATTTCAGCTTCCTTAGCTTGAGCTTCCATTTCAGCTTGTTGCTGCTGTTGCTCTAACTGTTGCTGTTGAGCCTCTTGTTGTCTCTGTAGAAGTTCTGCTTCATTCTTTTCAACCATTCTTTGTTTCTCTGCAAGAGATGAGCTATTATAAAGCTTCATAATAGTAGAGAAGTTCAATGTTTGATTCTGTAGAGCAGCCTGTGCAAGCATATCCATCTTCTGTTGAAGTTCTTGAATAGCATTGCTATTGTCTACTACAAGACCATAGTCACACTCAGCAAATTCATCACCATCAATATCCATAACTCTCATTGAGTTATCAGACAGGATGTATTGGAACTTTTTATTTCTTCCTTTTAATGCTATCTTGGCAGTTTCCAAGAAACATTCAAGGGCCCTTCTCTTTACATCATCATGGGTGATGAATAGCCACTCTGTAATATGTGAAGACTGTAAAGTAGCTCTTTCTACACCACCAACAGTTTCTCTGTTACTAATCTGACCTTCTCTCTGTTTAGAGATACCAGCCACATCAGCCATCTCCAGTTTAATGAACTCAAGAAGATTGATACTTTGCTGTATTGAATTACCAAGTTCAGCATCAATTACACCTGAGCTTGCATTATTAAGAGCACCTGCAAGTTTACCTGTAGCAGCACCAATGTTACCTTCCTTGAAACTATCAATAACTGCTATGTTATTGGTCTTTGCATAGTACATCCATTTATCAATGTCCCACTTAGCAGGAACCTTCGCAAGGTCAAGAGTAATAATCTTACCCCAGTTCTTAGCAAGCATCTTATTAAGCCTGTCATGAATAGCATCATACAAATAGTTGTACGGCTTCATCATATCAACTAAGGAGAAAGGCTTACTCTGATTAAGGTTATAGATTGAACCTATAATACCAAAGTGACACCTTGAAGGATTGGACAGTCTATTGTACTGAACTACCCTAGGTCTCATATTGACATATATATTCTCTCCAATCTTAGTTCCTTCCCATGCCTCATTAATCCAAAGTGTCTCTTCTTCCTCACCAAGAGCCTCATTAATAACATAGGTCTCAGGATAGAAGTTGAAGGTTTCTTCACCTGTCTGAGGGTCATAGGACTTAACCTTCTTAATCTTTCTTCTTGACTTCCAGAATATCCTTATCACTCTAATGTTCCCAGCAGTATCATAAGGCATCATTGAATTGTCATAGCTCTCTGTGAACAATTGACTGGGGTCCATGATTTCATCATCACCTATAATACCACCTGTTGGTAGGAACTCTAACCTAGGGTCAGGTTCAACATCACCCTGTTCTCCATAAGGGTTATTTGGAATATTCTCTATGTACTTTATATCATCAGAGTTCAAGCTATCATAGAATGTATCTATAATCTTACCTGGACTCCAATAGTCCTCATAGATAATTACATCAGCATCCTCAATTCTGTCTGAATAACCAGACCTAAACACCCTGAGTTTACATGGGTCAAGCCTTTCAATAGTAGGTTCTCCACCTACTATATCACACATATAAACTTCCTCTGCCACAGCCATTGCATCCATGAATCCCTTATTAAACATAAGGGGCATGTTGAGCTCTTTCACATAATGATTAAGTAGAGCATTGGCTCTTATCTCTCTCATGTCTTGCCACTCATAAGTAATGAACTCATTGAGTTTATCAAGCTCTGCATTGAACTCTTCCTCTGATTGAGAAGTGTCAGCTACCATCTGTTGAAGTCTCTGCATCAACTCTGCCTTCTTGTTATTCTCAATCTCTGATATAGCATTGGGATTGGTTATAACTACCCTGTAGTCAAAAACTCTTTTAGATTCCTCTCCTCTCAATACATTCAACTTGGAATTCATGATAGGATAGTGTTGAATCTTGTCAGGTATAAAACCTGCCTTAATGTTGTCAGGGTTTATTACCAACATGAGGTCCTTCATATATAACTTTCCATTAAGAAGGTCATAGTTTATCTTCTTATGAAGGACACTCTTTCTAACTGGGGAGTAGTTGAAAAAGGCTTTACTCGCCGCCCAATCACAATGTTTCTTTCTCCAAGCTTTTGTCTTCTTGGAGAAAGGTAATTGTTGTGGTGGAAATTGCATTATTTCATTCATACTCTTTCAACTTTTATTGTGCAAAGGTAGTAAAAACATTCTATACGCACAAGTATTTTAGTGAATTTCTTATTAAGAAACCCCTATTATGCTAAATTTACTGATTTATAGTTCCTACTAAAGAAGGGGTCATTACCTAGGTATGAGGAAGATGCTTTCTCTTCCCTCTCCTTTGATACATTACCTTGGTATGTAATCATCTTATCTTCTCTTAGAAGCATCAACATACCCATTGATGAAATTCTATCAAAGTTACCTTCACTATTATAGTTGATGAGCTCTTTGATTAAGGCTCTACTCCTCAATGTAAACAATGAAGGAACTGCAACTTCTGTAGGCTCTCCATCAACCTCTTGTACTATAATAGTAGGTCTGAGTAACCAAGCCCTGAGTAGATTTCTAGCATAGGCATTAATAGCAGCAGTAGCATTAGTACCTCTTGCTTTATTACCATAACCAGTATCCTTTATAAGTTGTTTATCCTTAAGGAATTCAAGCTGTTCTGTCAAAAGGTAAGTACAGTTTCTCTGTGAGAAGTATGAGAATAAACCCTTCTTGTTGTTCTCATAGTTCATTCTACCATTATAGAACAAACACATCCTTCTACATATCTCATAGAAGTCATCAGCAAACATAGGTCTACCTGTATACTCTGCCACTATTTTATCTGTCCACAAATCAAGTACAAAGACAGAACCTAATGACATAGTATTTGAAGCATCATCATCATAAGGGTCACACCCTAAAATGTATCTTCCATTGTATGGTCTCTCAGTACTTCTATCTATCTCAGGCAGCTGGAATATCTCCACAGCTCCCTCTATCTTATTGTCCTTGTGTGGGAACTCTCTGATAGGTTGAACAGCAGTAGGCTTGAATTCTATATCACCCTTACTATTAATAACTAATTCTCCTGTATAGACATCATCATACTCTCTTGGGTTATTGTCCAATTGCTGTAGCCTTTCAGTAAGGTCAACTACTGGGAACATATTGACTCCTGTCTTTACTATAGCTTCTGCTGGAGTAACAGGAACTTCGGCTATTACCTTTATAATAGTGTTAGGGTCAGATGAATTATACTTCTTTGTATATCTGTTCATCAGAATCTCAATAAGAGCCTTGATTACATCAGACACTCCATCCTCATTATAACAGCCCTTTCTATTTATGTAACCAGGGAAGAAGAATACAAAGTTAGGTCTACCTTGATTGTTCTTATCAAATACATTTGGTAGTGCATACATCCTATAACCTTTAGGATTGTACATAATTTCCTGAGCACCAGCAAAGTCTGACTCATTATCACCAGCAGTACCAAGCATATATATCTGACCAAACACAATATCACCTTCCTCTACAGAAGGAGTAAGGACATTGTACATATCAGTCAACCTAGGAAATGTACCAAACTCTTCAATCAGAATGTGCGCAGCTCTTTTACCTCTAAGCTTTGATTCGTCATCCTTAGATGATACACCAAGAATATTATTAAGAGTGCCTCTTTCCACATCAAGTTCTACATCCTTATATCCCATTACCCAAGTCATCTCCTGCATAGAAGATTTCAGTCTCTTTCTAGGAAACTGAGTATGCTCCGCACAGAAGTTAGCCATAGAGGAGAACTTATTGAGCACACCGTCCTTTGTCAAGTACTCTTTCTGATAAGCAGTAACTACAGACATTACTTTATAGTGCGCAATCTCATTTACTCCTAATATGAAGTCATGACTCAGGATAGATGCAAGGGAGAAAGACTTACCCTTACCTCTTGATGCGAGTTCAGCACAATGCTGACCTCCCTCAAAGTTATTATAAAGACCACCATTTGCAGCTTGTTCCATATAATGGAATCTCCAGTAAATGCCTTCCCAGAATTCTGGGAAGTCTTCAACTCTGTTTGCCCTCTTGGTTCCTTTGATAATCTTAGAGAGCATTATAGGAGAGTAGTTCAAGAACCAATACATATATCCTGTTATCCACTCTCCGTCACTCTCTCTTACATAACCTTCCCAGCATCTTCTTTTCTCCTCCCTAATCCATTTGCCATACTCACTGTTAGGGTTTGCATTAGGTCTTAGATTAGTAAAGCAACCATACTTCTGATAATGTATTGCAGTAGGTCTAAAGTAGTCTACATTCTCCACTATATGTGGATTGGCTAAATCTATTATAATTCTACCTCTATCATCCCTAGGTCTATCCTTGGCATATTGTCTATCAGGAGAAACCAGTCTCCTGACAAACTCTACATTATTTATTATATCCAATAACTGGTCCCTAACTTCCTGTGGTAGAGAGTCAAGGAGCTCATCAGTTAGAGGAGTTTGATACTTATTAAATTCCATCTTTCAACATGGCTTTATACTCATCACTTGTAACCCACCTTAATAGCTTGCCTAAATAAGCTTTGTCACACTCATTCCATACCTTAATTATGTCATCAGCAGGAGTGTTTCTGACATCTTCTATAGAAGATATAAGTGTCTTCTCCTTACCCTTTATAAGGTATAGGTCATAACAAAACCTCTTGTATACCTTGAACTTTGGGTGTACTTTCATACTTCTATGCAGTACAAGCATCCCCTTCTCAGTCTTGATATTAGAGCTGAGGGATTCTACAATATCATTCAATTCTATCATATATCCAAACTATCTTCGTAAATTGTCTTTTCTCCCTGTCCTCTCATTTTACCTTGATTTCTCATCTCTGATGCAAGTGCCTTCTCTGCTTCATCAAGGTCTTTTGCCAAACTAGGTACCTGCTTGATTGTAGCAGTAATAGTATTTAGAGTATACACAGGTTTACCTTTGTCATCCAACTGATTAAGGTCTATGTCCCTAAGTAGCTTTCTAAGTTTGTCTACTGCATACCTTGTATCTTCAAGGAGTAAAGCAGCTGTAGGCTTGAACTTACCATAGAACTCCATAGCTTCTGTTACAAGTTTATCAGGCTTCCAATCGCTTGATAAACCCTCTCCTTCTATAATAGCTTTAGACCTTTCCTCTTCATCTACTAGGTATTGATAATCACTTCTAGGGTCCATCATAAAATAGATGTAACCCATTTCAGAAAGAGCTCTGTCCTTATTAATAGACCTGTCTCTATTCCATATTTTCTTAAATGGTGCAAGTGTCAGAGCTTCAGGCTCTATGGTCAACTTGTAACCTTCATATTTGAGTAACTTCATATCTATAAAATAATAAAGGCCTGCTGAATAATCAACAGGCCCTATAGTTTAAACTATAATAGTAGGTTTCTCAGGTTGAATAATTTGGACTGTTGGGTCTTCAACATCTTCACTTTCCTCAACTACAAATGTAATGTCTTGGTCATACAACATCAGACAATCTTTGTCATTGAGTTTAATAGTGCTAAACTTATATCCTACAGTCATATTATCACCAATAACTCCATTGTGGAGAGACTTGTCATTGTGTCTTGTGACCATATATCTTGTAGGGTCAATACAAACTACATCACCTGGTTTGATTCCTCTTACAGTATCTCCTACTGAGATTACTGTCTGGTATTCTTTGAGAGAGCCCTTTGCCTTAGTTGGGTCAACCAACCCACCTCTTAACTGGTCAGTTTCATAGACGTCCATAGTAGTGACGATTCTATTAAACATGGGCTTAATCTGTTTTAGCTTCTTCATTTCTTCTAAGCTTCCTTATATGGTTAAATTTCTCTTTTACTCCTATGTACCTTGTGTAGGTACAGGTAAGTTTGCCCAGTGAAGGTATATTAAAGTTTGGTCTTAAACTAAGAAACTCAGCCTCAGTAAGTTCCTCTTTTAAAGGTAGTTCCTGGACTGAGTTCCTTATATATGACCAAAATGCCTTATAGGCTTTGTCTACTATCTCAGTAGGTATTCCAGTATCTTCTGATACTTTCTTTATGATTTCTGTGTAGGTCATTGTAAGTTAAATGAGAGAAGCAATAGAAAGTTCTTAGCATCCTCTTCCACTCTAGGTATGAACTTAGGATTAATCCTACCATTGTCAATCATCTTGCTCTTCTTGAGTTTAGTCATTATGACTTGAAAGTGTGCCTGTGTAATACCACACTCTTCCCTAACTTTCCTCTTGGTTTCCTCATTCATAGTGTACTTATTAAGTACCTCTTGGTCTTTAATAACCTTGCTGAGTTCATACCTTTGCTTCAAGAAAGCAGCCATAACATCAGTCTCTCTTTCAGTCAACTTATGGAATGGCCTTAGAAACTCTAGCCAGTACCTGAAGAACTTACCTTCTGTAGAAGTAGGGATGGTAATAACATTATTAATGTTCCCCATTTTACTCTACATTTAGTCTGCCTCACCAGCCTGTTCATCAGTGGTACCTTCAGTATCCTCTGAATCAATTGTAAGCATCTCCTGTACCTCATTAGCACACTTGCTTACAAACTCAGGCTTAAATGTTTCTTTGTTCTCAAGTACCTTGAACAACCAGTTCAGTCTGATTGATGCAAAATCAATACCTCTGAGTTTGTTCTCAGCCATCATAGCTCTCTGCTGAAGCTGAACAGCAGCCTTTTCAAGCTCCTCATAACTCAGCTTCTTAGTGTCTTTGTTTTTCTCTTCCATTATTTAATTCTTTTGTAAGATAATCAAATCCATATCTATCTCTATAGAGTTTTCTCCAATCCTCTATATGTGATTGTTCTATATCTGTGGAGCCACACTCATCACAGTAGTCAAGGTTCAACCCTGATGCTACAGTCTTTACTTTTAAAGATAAACAGCTCTTGCAGTAGAACACAGGTTCATCATTGTAATTTGAACTGTCCATACATCCTCTTCTTTGTGTAATTCTGAGCTCTACCAGGAGTAGCCTTCCTATTATTGAAGGGTCTGTTAGGGAAGATAATGCCAAAGAACAAATCTACATGGCCTCTTCTAATAGCTCTTCTTACTGATTTAAACTTAGATACAGCAGCATAGGAACTGAATCTTGGTAAGATTGACTTCTCATCAAATGCATCCTTGATAGATGCAGCTATATCCATTGTGTTGTCTTTAATTGTCTCTTCCATTTCTTTGTTGTTTATTTAGTTGCGGGGGTGGGTAATGCTCCCACGGAATCTAGCTTATGAGACTAGATGGAGGACTTCCTCTCCCCACATAATTGAGCAGGATGAGGGAATTGGACCCTCATATCCAGTTTGGAATACTGGCATAATAACCTTTATACTAATCCTGCATTAGAGCTTCCTGTAAGACTCGAACTTACAACAGACTGATTACAAAACAGTTGCTCTGCCAATTGAACTAAGGAAGCATCACTTATTATTTCTTTAGCTTTCCACCAGCAGCTAGTTTCATTGCATTAGCCCTCTTCTCTAATGCTGAAGCTTCTGTTCTGGCTTGCTTAATGGCTGCTGATTTTCTTTTAGAGTCGGACATTATCTCTTGGTATCTAGCCATTGTCCTAGCATCCTCTTCAGCCTGCCACTTCTTCTCCATGCTTGATAAATTCTTCGCCATACTTGTTTTCTTTTGATGCTACAAAGTTAAGTAAAATATTTCATACTACCAAATAAATTGATAAGTATTTTCACACAAAGTGCAAATAAAATGGTGATAGAAGGGTGTACACTGCCTTAATATACCAAGGTTGACCTATATTTAAATCAACACTTTTAACCCTATCTCTCTTAATGCCAAGGGCATACAATAAATTATGTACCCTCCATTCATTAACCATACTGAATAGAGACCTTTTGCTTATTGCTCTCTCAGTAGAATCATTTAGGGATTCAGCTCTTATCACTCTCAGAATATCCCTCATACTGGATATGTTCTTGAATCTATAAGAATCTTCTATATTAGTATTGTATTCTGATATAGAAGCTTTGACTATCATCCCATTGAAATAGAATATAAACTTCTTTTCCATAGTACCCAAGGTGGGACTCGAACCCACACTCTACTATTACTTCGACATAGCTTCTAAGGCTATTGTGTCTACCTATTCCACCACTTGGGCATAGTGGAGACAGTGGGTATCGAACCTCACATCTTAGGATTTTCAGTCCTCCGCATAGACCATCTTTGCTATGTCTCCAATCAATGTGGGAATAAATGGAGTCGAACCAATTTAGCCAGAGGCAACAGTTTTACAGACTGCACTAATTCTCCGCATTAAAGTATTCCCATATAATAGTTCTCCCACTAGGACTCGAACCTAGAATCCTCACTTTAAAAGAGTGCAGCTTTACCATTCAGCTATAGGAGAATAATAGTCTTCCCACAGGGACTTGAACCCTGAACCCTCTGATTAAGAGTCAGAAGCTCTGCCAATTGAGCTATAGGAAGTTGTGTAGCCTACAGCTGTTTTTATAGAGGTTCCTCCTAGGAAGTGGCTACCAGCATCCTCTTATATCTTATGTTTCTACATTATATACTATCACAAAAAGAAGGGTGGGAATTATCCTATGTAATTCATAGGAATCATTCCCGAAGGACAGAAGTATGCACTTTCCATCTGTTTAAAGTACCATTTAGCTGCCTTCTTCAGTAATTTACATGCTCTTTTCATAATAATATAATTTAGAAATTGTATTATCATAGAGTAGTAGCTGAGATGGGTAATGCTCCCACTATCTCCTGCTTATAAGGCAGGTGCTTCTACTGTCTAAGCTACTCAGCAATATATAGGGTGTTAGGGGGACTCGAACCCTCTTCTCTTGATTCACAGTCAAGCACTTTACCTATAAGCTACTAACACAGTGGGCAATCTAAGGCTCGAACTTAGGACCTCATGAATATCAGTCATGTACTCTAACCAACTGAGTTAACTGCCCAATAAGCAAAGGTGGAGAGAATCGAACTCCCATTGCAGGTTTTGGAGACCTGAGTAATACCATTATACCACACCAATGAATAATGCTACCATTGACCATCCTCTGTAGCTAAGGTGAGTTATACGACACTCAAGTGGGCTAGACTTACATACAATGTAAAGCCACTAAGTTACGTTGAGTCTTACACTAGTACTATTCTCTTTATTATGCTCCCCCTGTAGGACTTGAACCTACGACCTTTTGATTAACAGTCAACTGCTCTAACCAACTGAGCTAAGAAGGAATATTTAGTGGACTAACTGGGACTCGAACCCAGGACTATAGAGTGCAAATCTATTGTTATAGCCATCTTAACTAAAAGCCCATATAGTAGGGAAAGAGAGACTCGAACTCTCGACCTCATGCTCCCAAAGCATGCATCATAACCACTAGACCACTTCCCTAAATATATTGAGGAGGGCATTAGACTCGAACCAAATACCCTAAGGTACATCATGCTTAGCAGGCAGATGCAGTACCTCACTGCTTTACCCTCCATTTGAGGAAGCTATGGGATTTGAACCCATGAACCCTGTTACAGGCTGCTGGTTTTCAAGACCAGTGCATTAAGCCACTCTGCCAAACTTCCATAGCTGGATGTGGGGGACTTGAACCCCAACCTCAACAGTGACAGTGTTGTATGCTAACCATTACACCACACACCCAATATCTAGTAGAGCCACTGGGGATTGAACCCAGATTACCACCTTGAAAGAGTGGCATCCTAACCTGTTAGATGATGGCTCCATTTACCCACTTGCACCTTCACAGGTTGGGTGGGTTCCTTTCAATCACTTTAAACAACAAACAAAAACAAAACGCATCTCCGCAAGTACCTCCTCTAGGACTCGAACCTAGATTGATAGTTTAGAAGACTATTGCATTATCCCTTATACTAAGGAGGCATTCAGTGTTGCTGCTAGAAGACTCGAACTTCTAAACCCAGTGCCAAAAACTGGTGTGTTAGCCTTTACACCAAGCAGCAATTTCAATTGACGGTGCAAAGATACGAAAAAATTTTGAATTATGCAAATTTTTACTGGATTATTTTTATTTCTTTCCTTTTCCTGTAAATCTGAAGTACCTGCGAGACCCTGAGAAGTCACCATGAGCAGCATCTGGGTCATCAAATCTTTTGAGTGGTCCTTGCAGTCTGTAGCTATCATTACTCCTTCCTCCATTAGAGTAGTTTACAAGAGTATCTCCAGGCTCATAAGGGAATCCATTATGTATACCACTTTTAACTGATACACTATCAAACATCACTGCATGAGTAGGGTGGTTATTCTTGTTTGATAATATAATAATGTCACCAGGTACAGCGTCACTTTGATTTATCTCTTTATAGCCATAGTCCTCAGGGTGAGCTACCATATTAGGATTAGAAGCTACTGTATTATTTGGGTCATAGAAGCCAGTTACAGTATTGAGACAAGTATGTGGGTCAATGCCTAGAAATGGTACACCTGCTAACCAAGTAGCACCAAACCTTTGTGTCTTAGTCATATCTTGTGCATTGCTGAAATCTGTGTTTGGTCTAGTTGCCTCTCTACTTCTATTTAATGCTGAAGACTGAGGTGTAACATCTACACTATGTAACATAGTAGAACCATCAGGGGCATATAATGATGGTGGATTATCCTCTTGACCTAGGTAATCTAGAGTCCTATCAGTATCCCAATCATTATCAAACTGTGACTGAGACATTACATAACTATTATCTCCGTACCAGTGTCCACCAGTAATTCCATTAGGGTTATACCTATTCTTACTACCTGAGTATCTAGATTCATCTGAGAAAGTAGGATGAGTAGCTGTCTTATAGGTATCAGGAAAGTGCTCACTACTATTTTTATCTAGTAGTCTCCATGCTCTGTCTGGGTCATCATGGTAGTAACTCTCGTAGTCATAAGTATCATCTCCATCTATTATAATGCCTTTATACTCTTTTACCTTCTTCTTCCAATCAAGGTATCCTCCTTTAGCATAAGTATTATATGCTTTCCTTATAGTACTGAGGTCTGTAATACCATTCTGAACCCCTATTTGTATATACTTGGCTCTATCAGCCATTGATAGTTTATTCCACATATTCTATTGTTATTCTGAGTGGGTTATACCTATATATATTATAGGTGCAAAGGTAAGCATAAAAATTGATACTACAAAATTTTTTCTGAAATTTTTCTGCGAGTGTTAGATTTGTAGGAGTGAGGAATAATAATACATTACTCACCCCCTGTCTTTGACATTGGGGATAGTCCCCCCGGTCACTAGAAATGAGCCTTCTTATTACTCCTTCCTAGTACTTGAGTGAGTCCTAGAGGATTCATGCAGATTGCTGGACAAACTGCCAGCCAAGCTAGTGCCTAAATGGTCAGGCCAAATTGACCTATAACCTAAGTCCACAAAAATAAACAGTAAAGACTTAGATTTCCTGCTTGTCTATGCTGAGTAACAAGACATGCTCCTACTAACTAATTACTCATCCTTCATACTTGATATGAAATCTATCATTGTTATTGCATTGGGCATACTAGGTATGCTCCTTGCTGGGTGTCAGCCTACCAAAGTGGCTAAAAGAGATTATGCCTATGAGGCATATTGTGATTCAATCTGGGAAGCTAATCCAGATTACTACATGGATGTTCTTATGGAAACAGATGAATACTGTGAATATATAGAACAGAATGGCAGATGGTGGAAAGACTAACTGTCTGGCTAATTACTTTTCCTTTACAACTGAATATTAACTTGAACCTTACGGTCCTTAGGTCAACCGTCATTTTGTTATGAATATTTTCTCAAACCTCCGTGTGTATGCTGGTAAGTGGTCTGTTAAAGAGACCAGAGACTTCACTTCTGATGAAGTAGAGCAGGTCATCCAGGCTGTAGTAGTACCATCTCAGTATGGTAACTCAGTTCAGTTCACCATGAAGGGCGGTGGACTGACTTACATTCCACTTGACCAGAACTCCAACTGTGCTGTTGGAGAGGTCATTGACCTCACTAAGGCCAAACTTACCACATTAGGTAAGTCAGGTGAGGCTGACATCTATCGTGTGACTATCTAAGAGTTACACAGCTCTCTATAATAGGGTAGGATTCTTCCTACCCTATTTATTTTTGTCCTATAGTGCAGAAGCAAGGTCTTCTATGTAATAGAGAGTTAAGCTCAAATGACGTAGAAGCAGGGGCTGATGCCATAAGAATAATTCTCATAGGACTAGTTAAAGCAAGATATAATCTACATTAGATATTATATATTATATATATTATAATATACTGCTCATATTTTTTCGTAGAGTATGTAGAAGCAAGGTGTAAAAGTACATAGTTAGGCGAGGTAAAACCTTATAGAAAGAGCTATAACTATGGTATAGAAAAAGCAAGAGGTATGAGGTAGAAGAGATAATTAGTATGGTGTTTTAAGTTTAGTGGTAGCAATATATGTGGTATCAGTTAGGCTAATTACTCCTCCTTTGCCCTTGGCAAGGCCGTGGGGTTAAATGCTAACTGATATTAGATTTATTTTATCAGTGGGGCTAATTACTCCTCCCCTGCTCTTGACAACCTCAATGGCATTGGGGTTATAAGCAAATAACATATAACATTTAACAGGTGTGCCAGATACCAAAATAAATCCAAAGGGCATTGGTAAAATTGGATGAATATCTTTTCATCACTCCGAGTTTATGCTGGTAAGTGGATATTGAAAGCCAGCCGTGCATTTACAGCTGAAGAGCAAGCAGCTGTTAAGTCTGCAACAGTAGTTTCCAGCCAGTATGGTAACTCAGTATGTTTTATGATGGTAGGTGGAGGCCAGACCTTCATTCCTCTGTCACAAAACAGTAGCAAGACAGTAGGAGAGTCTATTGACCTCAGCACTGCAAAGCTTCTTACCTTAGGTAAGGATGGAGAAGCTGACATCTTCCGTGTTGAAGCTTAAAGTTTGGCAGTAATTGAGTAGAGTTAAAAGTAGGTGACTATAATTAACTCTACCCTTTTACTTTTCTTGCCTAAGCAATAAGTAAAAGCAAATAGTTAAAGTATAACTATTTTTACTGATAAGCAATGACACAATTTCAAGATTTAATATTCACAATAGTATTTTTCGCAGTAATTTATCTGCTAATAAAATACTCAGAAAGCAAGAATAAACAATGAAAAAGCTCATATTGTGCATACTCTTAGCACTCTTCTGCATTGCATCTAATGCACAAGTAAAGAGAGAAGGTAATACCTTTAAGGTAGAGCAAACATCAAAGTCTCAAGACACTAAAACCAAATATACTTGGGAAGATAAAGAGGGTAATAAATATCCCATCTTTGTTACCAAGAATGGTGCATGCTATGTAAATAGAGTGTCAAAGAAGACAGGCAAAGAGTATAAGTACTACTTGCCTAAAGATGTTCAAGCAACTATTAAAAAGGAATTAGGTTATGAAGGCTGAAATAGAATGGCATGATGCCTCAGAGAAGCCTGTAGAAGGCAAATCACTATTGATACTATCAAAGTATTAATGGTGTAATGACAGATATGCAAGAAACACTGGTCTATATGCTGATGTTGACAACACTGGACCTAAATTCTATGTTCATGGTAACCCAGATACTGATGTAGTTTACTGGGCTTACTTCCCTGAAATGCCACCTTTTATTAAATAGTGCAAGCATGAAAAGATACAAAGTAATAGACTCTGAGGGCTATGTTCTCAGAGTCTTCTCTACATACAACCAAGCTATGACCTATAAGATAATTATGGGTAGACTTGATTGGTCAATCAAATAACAAGAAATTAACAAATAATAAGTAGCAAATGGCACATACCAAGAAACCAGTGTGCTCTTCAATTAAGAAGAAGTACACTAAAACCACTATTCACATTGTGGTGAGAAACATTTCCTTCAGATTAACTAAACAGGGTTATCTATCTATAGAGATTCCTGAAATAGAAGCATGGAGGGAGCAAGAATGAAGAAGAAAGTAATCTTATGCCTCAAAGGCATACTACTATATACTACTGGAATAGTTGCAATGCTATTCATTAGTGGTATTGACAGTATCTATGACAATGGGTACTTTGAGATAGCTGTCTTGATTGTAGCAGGTTTAATCTATGCTTGTTACAAGACAATTAGTAATGAAGAACTTGATGCTCTTTGCTTTACTAAATTGCTCAAGATAGACAAAGAAGAAGAAGGTGAAGAATGGTAATTTGATAAGGTAAAAAGGTTGATTTTAAGGTTAGACATTTTGATTTTGTTGAACAAGTGGGAGGGTCACGGTCTGTGAAGATAGTGGCTCTTTTTATTATGGTTCAGTAGCTCAGTTGGACAGAGCAACAGTCTTCTAAACTGTGGGTCATGAGTTCGAGTCTCATCTGAATCACCAATATCAGACTAGTCATTCAAAACAGTGAAGTAAGTATAAACTGATGATATTAAGGTTTGTGCTTTGAATTTACCGAATATTGGGATTTCAAGACCCTTTAGTAGTTAATTCTAAACTGTTTTTTATGCTCCCATAGTTCAAGGGATAGAACAAGAGTAAATAAATAGCTAGTTTGTTGTATATTTCAAATATTCTTTGTAACTTTGTACGATTAAAAATAAATCGTATGAAAGCCAACAAAGAATTTAGAAATGGGACAGTAGTATGTGAAAATTGTGGCAAGTCTTTCCATCCCAGATATTCTAGTAATGGAAAGTTTTGTAACAAAGAGTGTGAGTTCTCTTACAAAAGGAAAGAGACCATTAGAAAATGGAAGTTAGGTGAAATTTCAGGCACAAAAGGCTATTCTTGTAGTACTTTTGTAAGAAATTATCTAATGGAAAAATATAATGGCAAGTGTCAAATTTGTGGATGGGGAGAAATAAACCCATATACAAATAAAACACCACTTCAAGTACATCATATAGATGGAAACTCTGAGAATAATATAGAGAATAACTTACAACTACTGTGTCCTAATTGTCATTCATTAACTGAGAACTTTGGTTCAAGGAACAAGAATGCTCCAAGAGGAAAAAGTACTTACTATGGTAAAGCAAAGGTTGATTAGCTCAATGGACAGAGCAGGAAATTCCTAATTTTCAGGTTGGGAGTTCGAGTCTCCCATCAACCACCATATTTACTCTAGATGATGGTTCGAGTCCCTCTAGCTCCACAACATTACAAATAACAGATAGCAAATGACAAAAAGAGTTCTATGGACTAAAGAGGAGGATGAAATCCTGGTCCAGGCTGTAAAAGCTAATCCTCACAACAAGGCTCAAGCATTCAGAAATGCTTCTGAAAAGCTTGATAGAAGTGTAGGTGCTATATCATTTAGATGGTATGAGTGTCTTAGCAATCCCAAGAGCAAGTGCTATGTTGGTTGTATGTTCACTATGATAGGTCATGCATCTAGATTAGACAACAGAACTATCAACAGAGAAAATGTTCATGTTACTCCTATGCCTGTTAAGAAGGGTTTATGGAGAAAGATTAAAGAACTTCTTAATCTGTAATATGGACATTACTCATACTGATATAACTCCTCAGGATATTTCACCTAAGAATATTCTTGAGGAGTTTATAATTGCGGTTATTAACATAAAGACAGCAAAATAATAATGGAAACAAGAAACATTTCACTGACTCTTGAGAAGGCTAAAGAGTGGTATAACAGTGGTAGTGCAGACCTCAAAGAGGTAGCATTGCAAGCCTATAGTGAACAGGAGCTCAAAACAGAGGACTGGGAAAGAATCAAAACCTTTGAAGATGCTTGTGATGCATTGGGTATTGACAGTTCATTTGGGCTGAATGGTGCAGTAACCAAGTATGGTTTCAGAAAGCATCTTACAGCTCTCTACAAGCTTGACGTCATTAGACAAGCATTAAACAAAGACTATAAATCTTCATTGGTTCATGGTACTGTTTATTACCCTTGGGTTAGGTTCTACAAGAGCTATGATGATGCCAAGAGTGCAGTAAGAGACGGTGATTGGGAACTCTGTGGTAAGGTTGAGATTGAAGGCACTTCTTACTATTTGGTTGGCGGTGGTTATGATGGCTGCGGCGCTGGTCTCGGCGATTTCGGCTACGGCGATGGTGATGTTATTGCTCCGCTGGGGTTGCTCTGTTGTGAATCAGGAGAGATAGCACACCACATGAGCAAGTACTTTGCAAAGGAAATCTTTGATGCTATGTATGTTCAACACAATAATTATAATTGGGTATGAAAATCAGTGAGCTCAGAGAACTGCTTTATAAAGTTGATTCAGAAGCTGAAGTCAACTTTAGCACTGAAACACCATTTGGAGAGTTAATTCTCTCCATTGATGGTGTTGTTGAATCCAGGGAATTTGCCCCAGGAGATACTGGCTATAAGCCAAATAAAACATCAGTAAAACTAATCTCAAAGAAGTATGAAAATCAACTTCACGCAAGACCACTTTCAAAGGATGCAAACCCTTCTGATGGGAATGCTCCTGAACAATGAGACTGTTAACTCTAAGTTAGGACAGCCTCTGAATGTTGTGGATTTACTCCACACAACTACAGTCAATAGTCTTAATAGCATTAGACTCTCACTTGCAAAGCAAATTGAGAGTCTTGAGAATGCTGATGAATGGGTAGCTACAGATGCTTCTCAGATTCAGCTTAATAAGCTCAAAACTGCTAAAGAGACTGTCAATCTTGTCATTGGTTATAAGAGATTCAAGCAAGAGCTTGCTGAAATTAGAACCAAGAGACATGAATTGGAGGACAAAATAGCCAAGATGAAGGAGGAAGCAAAGACTCCTGAAGACAGGCTTAAAGAGGCTGAAGAAGAGCTTGCTGCTCTTGACAACCCTAACATTTAGTTAGAAGGTAAAATGAGGAAGACAGAATAGTTCAAACATGAAAGAATATCCTCATCTTTGTTACTTACAAACTCATTAAAAACATCTACTTGAAATGGAAGTAAAACTTAACAAAAGTAACGAAAATCCCTTTTATGGGATGAAAGACTGTCTTAAAATCATGCAGAATGTTGGTGGTAATATCACCAATGATATGCTTGATGGTGGTTATGCTGAATGTAAAACCAAAGAACAGAGAGAGATGTTCTTCTCACTGTTGTTCTCAATTGGTGATATTACAGCTAGACAGCACAATATCTTCAAGGGTAATAAGCGAGACTCTGGTGGCAATGCCAATAGAGAGGGGTTTATTACTGTACTGGACTGGATGCGGAATAAGCACAAAGAACAGTTCATCAAGTTCCTTAATGCTGGTCTGTTCAATGAGTATAGTTGTTTCGACTTACTCCTCAGAAATAGAATCCAGACTAAGAGAACTAGAGTTGTGAGAACTCATAATGTTCTTGCAGTAGCTGGGTATAGAGCAGCTATTGTTGAATACCTTTATAAGGTAATCAACGGCACTAATCCTTTTGACAAGCTGCTCGTAGCTAAATTCTTGACTCTTCCTAGATTATCTAAGAGAAGTGGTCACAAGAAGATGCTTCCTGAGACCAAGAAGGTCATGGAAGATAAGGCTAAATTACTCATTACTCTGTCAGAACAAATGGGTTGGAAATACACTGTAACTCCTACTATTGCCAATTTTATTGGTTATAGAGAATGGAGAAAGCAGTACAATGGAACTCTTGAATCAGTGCTCTTCTCAACTGGTAAAATCAAGGAATTCAGTAAAGATGAGTTCATTAAGTGGTTTGACCAGCTTCCTGCACAAGCTAGGTTTAGGGTTAAGAACAGAATCCTCTACTCTAAGGTAAAGGATACTGATGACCCTAAATATCCTAAGTTCCAAGATTGGTATCTTGAGTGGGAGATGTACAAGGAGAAGAAGCAAGAAGAGCAGAGAGTTCTTGAAGAGAAAGTAAGGCAGGGGCAGGCTACTGAAGAGGATGTAGTCAAGCTCAACAAAGTTAAGAAAGAGGCTAAGGTCACAGTTGGAGCAACAAGCTTCAATGACATTTATGATGATATTCTCAATAATAGAGTTGATAAGCTCAAACTTGAGTCTTTCATCAATAAAGTGAACCTTCCTTACAACAGCCTTGTCATTATAGATGACTCTGGCTCAATGTCTGGTGAGCCCTTCAACTTTGCTACTTTCCTTGCATCAGTATGTCTTGTTAAGAACCCTGATGATGATGGTAGAAATCTCCTTGGATTCTTTGATTATAGCTCTCATTGGTATGGCTATATTGATAGGAAAGCAAATGAGACTCCTAACTGGATGATGAGAAAGCAAGTTGCTAAAACAAAGGCAACTCCTTTTGTCAATCCTAAAGCTAGTTTCTATGAGAACTACCTCAACATCAAGTCTTTCTGCAATGCTGTATTCAATGGTGGTGGTACTAATATTAGTGCTATCCCTGAAGGATTGAGGCAAGCTTGCAAAGAGAATCCAGAGGTTCTTGATGCATTAAAGGCTTATCCTGTTTGGACTATCATCAGTGATGGTGAATGGAACAACCTTTCTAGCCCTGAAGCATCATTAAATGACTTCATGAGAAAGTGCGAGACATACTTTGGATTCAAGCCCTTCATTGTAGCTATTGATGTAGCTGGAAGGTACTTCAGTACTGCAAGAGCTGATAGATTTAGTGGTATTGACAACTTTATGTACATACCTTCTAACCCTGCTCAGATTGAACAGTTTCTCACAAACTTCAAGGATATGGACATCTATGATGCCTATACTCCATTGCAGTCTTTGTACAGAAGCAACAGGTATGATGTAGTAAGAGCCAATGTGCTTTAATACATAATACTAATGATACTTACAATTTATACTCATACATACTTCGTAAATCATAGACTATAAATTCGTAAACCAAGTATCATACAGGGTGTAGGAGGAGAAATACCTCCTACATTCACTATAGACACTTACAATACTAATTATCCGATTAACTCAGAGGTTAGAGTGTAAAATTTGTAATTTTAATGGCAGTGGTTCGACCCCACTATTGGAAAATTCAAGTGTCTAAATCAAGGGGATTCAGCCTTATGGAAAGGCAGATTGTTTGAGTGGCTAAGGTCACTTACAAAAGCAACTTAACAATTTATTCTGGGATACAATCCAGAGTTATTGGTTCAAATCCAATAATCCCCGCATGCCATTTGTTATATACAGTCACTTACAATACTAATAACATTAGCTCATTAGGTAGAGCATAAGTTTTTTGGTGCTTAGAGTAGATGGTTCGAGTCCATCATGTGAATTTAGTGACTATCTATGGGGGAGTTAGAATGTTGGTTTTAGAGTATCTTTGGATACTTACAAATCTAAAAAATTATCTGGTAAAATTTGTGGTTTTTATTTTAACGTAGGTTCGATTCCTACCTCCCCCACAACCAATTTTAAATTATGGTAGAACCAAAGATTAGTCTTAGCTTACTTGTGCCAGGCGCAGGTATGCTAAGCTCGCAGGTGTGCGAACAAAACCCAAAAGAATGCTATAGTGAGCATAAGATGCTCCTTAGCTACACCAAAGGCAAAGGCAAATATCAGAAGGTTGTAAAGAAGCCTCTGATTGTCAAGCTGAGAAAGCAGAAATTGGTGTCTCAAAACATCAATCTCTGTGATGAGGCATACCACCACATGCTCTCAACTCCTACCAGTCCTAAACTCGCAAAACCCACCAAAGTAAATGCTTATGGAGATGTGGTTGAGAGAATTTGGGATACACTCTCAGAAAATGAAAGGTTGAAGAGTCATCTAGACCTTATAGCACATGACCTTGGTGCTGTTTCATACAGCTTTGAGGTCCTTGGTGACTAAGCTTATCTTAGGGTCAAGTGGGAATAATCCTGCTTGTCCCTTCTTTTTTAATAATTCTAGTTATGCAGTACTTAATCATTCTGACTATCATTCTATGGCTTCTGTTCAAGTATTTCAGTCCCAATATAGAGATTATACAAATAGGACAAAGAGAGTTCAGAGTTCTACTATGGTATAATCATTATGAGGGTATTGAAATCAAAAGAAAGTGGATAAAGCTATTTGAGTATGAGCAAAGGTAAGAGATATAAGACACCTGCAAAGTATTGGCACAAAAGAGTCAATAAAAGAGGGTGGAATGGAACGCACTTCAACTATAGGATTGGAGGCAAGAATAAAAGAGCTACTAATCCTAGAAGGACGAAGTTCTTCAAGAATCTTGGAGAAGTATTTCATCTCTCTATGAAGAAACTATGGGAGATGAAGTATAGATGGTATTATTACTATTAATAAAACAAAGATGCAGAAAGTAGTACTATTTATTCTGTGGGTAGTTGTATTCATGTTCATTCTGTCAACAGGTTGTGGACTGGTTACTTACCCAAGTACCATAGCTAATCTCTGTGGTATTGTGTTACTGGTAGGCTTTGGTTGTCTGTCAGTTAAAACTAAGTGTTTCACCCAAATTAAATTAACAAACAAGAAATGAAGACAAAGATTCTAGGTTTTCTCATGGCCTTTATGGCTGTGTTTATGATGTCCTCTTGTGGCTATGAAAGAATAGATGCGGGACATGAAGGTATCCTTGTAAACCTTTATGGTGATGACAAGGGAGTAGGTGACATTTCTATGTGTACAGGTGCAGTATGGTACAATCCTTTTACACAATCTGTGTATGAGTATCCTACATTTGTACAGACTGTAGACTATGAACCCTTTACTATCAATGCAAAGGATGGTTCAGAGTTTACTGTTGACCCAACTATCTCATTGAAGATTGTAGATGGTAAGTCTCCTATTGTATTCAAGAAATACAGGAAAGAGCTTAGTGAGGTCATTAATGGAACACTCTATAACTATGTAAAGGATGCTTTCAGAATTCAGCTCAACAATTTCACTACAGACTACATTGTAAGTAATAGGGATTCTATTGAGAATGCCATTGAGAGGTACTTGTCTGCTGCATTGCTGAGGGAAAACTTCCAACTTGAACAGCTTACTTCAGGTCTTAAATATCCAGAGACTATTGTAAAGGCTGTCAATGCTAAGAATGAGGCTGAAATGTACGGTCTCCTTGCTTGAAAAGGCAAGATAATAAATTTCCTTAATTGCTGGAACATCCATATTTATTCATTTGCATAATTCAAAGATTTTGCTTATCTTTGTATTATCAAAATGAATTATTTATGGAAAATCAGCAGCCAAGTACTAATTACAGAAGTATTAAAAAGAATGCACTTAAATATCCTGTCCATGTAGGACAGGTCTATGGAGTGTATGAAGTTATTGAAGAGGTAAGAATACCTACTGAAAAATGTTATGTAACCAAGTGGAAATGCAGAAATGTGAACACTGGTAAGGAGTTTCTCTATGGAGGAGCTTACCTGCATAAACTAGGTAGTAGAGTTCAAACTAAATTCAGTAACGAATCTCAATATGGATTGAGAAATTTTCTTTATAGGTCGAGTAAAGCTAATGCTGCTTCAAGGAAGCATAGTTTTAATTTAACATTTGAAGAGTTTAATCATATAATATCACAACCATGCCATTATTGTGGAGCAGAGCCTAGAGAAGCAAGTAAGGAGCTTCTCGTTAAAAGAGGAGACACTCATCAGCCTACAATAAGGTATAATGGCATAGATAGGATAAATCCTAATATAGGTTATCAAGTGGATAATTGTGTTCCTTGCTGTCCTATATGTAATTATATGAAACATACTCAACAAAAGGAAGATTTCTTAAAGCAAGTAGAGAGAATATATAACTTTAGTATTAGTAAAGGTTCAACGACTATCTCGAAAGAGAGTACATCTGAAGCTAATGCAGGTGGAAATGGGAAACCCCTACCAAGTAATGTTGAGGGTGAAGATATAGTCTCATCTATGCAGTAATGTATAGAAGTTCATAAGAGAACTGCATAACTAGTTGCGTGGTTATGTGAAGATAAATGATACAAAGAGCTCAGCAAGCTCAGAATGAGGTAGCTGTTGCAGAAGCTAATGCAAAGAAACTTATTGTTGCAGCACAAGCAGAAGCAGAAGCCAATAGGCTTAAACAGCAAGCCCTTACTCCTCAAATCCTAGAGAAAATGTGGATTGAGAAGTGGGATGGCAAGTTACCTGTCTATGGTCAGGTTCCAACACTATTTAGGGATATTTCTAAATGATTACTGTTTGGATAATAGCTCTAATACTATGTTTGGTAGCCTTAGGGCTACTTAAACATAGTGGAACTGGCTCAAGTTAGTTCAACCCCTTAAATAAGAAATACAATGAAGCAAAGAGTAATGAATTGTATTAAGGTATTGTTGGTTCTCAGTGTAGGTGTAGGTGCTATAACTTATATAACTCATAAGAGTAGTGCCAATACTCATACAGAAGCAACAATAGCTACTCCTGAGGACACAGTACCTGAGTTCTTTAGTCTATCTGCACAAGAGGGCTTAATGGATGCCCTCATCTATTATGACATTAAACATCCTGAGATAGTATATGCACAGGCAATACTTGAAACAGGGCACTTTAAGTCAGTAGGTTGTATTGAACATAACAACTTATTTGGTCTATATAATAGTAGTGCCAATAGATATTGCAGGTTTGACCATTGGGCTGAGAGTGTTGTAGCCTATAAGGAGTGGGTACAGAAGAGATGGAAGCCTCCCTCAGAGGACTATTATACATTTTTAAGGAGGATTGGTTATGCAACTGACCCTCACTATACAAAGAAACTCAAGATTATAGTAAACAAGAAGTATGACAAGAGAAGACATGTTGAGAGAGATTCTCTCTCTTAAAGGAGCTAACTGGCTCTTAGAACTAGCCACAGGCACAGGTAAAAGCCGAATGGCTCTTGAAGTAGTAAAGAAAATATCACACAATAAGGGAACTATGCTTATAGTAGTGCCTAGGAATGTACATAAAGCAAATTGGCATGAGGAGATAATAAAGTGGTGGCCTGATTGCCAACTCAGCTTAATGTACACAACCTATGTATCATTCCCTAAGATGCAAAAGAAGTGGGACTTTGTAATCTTTGATGAGTGTCATCATTTGTCAGAGAGATGCAGAGAGGTTCTACAGGACTTTGAAATCAAGCATGCTGTGTTATGCTCTGCTACTGTAACCAAGAATCTCAAAGATGAACTCAATGGTCTGTTTAATGACTTAGTGTCATATAAGAGAGACCTTAGAGATGTCATTGATGAAGATATATTACCTGACCCAAGAGTTTACTTGTGGCCTCTTAAGCTTAGAACTGATTTGCCTACTGAGTCTATATGGAAAAATCCTAAGGCTAAAGGTAGAGCCTATGAGTGCAGCTGGGCTGAAAGATGGAATTACATTAAGCAAAAGACTCATCCAGTAAGGATTTATTGTACTGAACAACAATACTACTGTGACCTTTGTGGTCAGATAGAGTATTGGAAGAAGACATACCTTAGAACAAAGAGTCCAATAGCTAAGAACAAGTGGCTCAGAGTGTGTGCAGACAGACTCAAGTGGTTAAGTGATAAGAAAGTCAAGTATATGCACCAACTTCTCCCCACTCTTACTAAGTACAGGACATTAACATTCTGTAATAGCATAGAGCAAACAGAGTTGCTCGGTGAGTATTGCATTAATAGCAAGAATGCTGATTCAGTGCAATACCTGGAGGACTTTAATAGTGGTAAGATTGACCACATTACAGCCTGCAATATGCTTAATGAGGGTATGAACCTTGTTAATTGTCAGGTAGGCATCTATGCTAACCTCAACAGTTCTGAAGCTATCATCAAACAGAGGATGGGTAGATTATTGAGACACCCTAAACCTGTTATCATTGTTCCTTATTATCAGGATACAAGAGAGGTAGAGTTAGTTCAGATTATGCTTGAGGATTACAATCCTGACTTAGTTACTACAATCAGTAAAATAGAAGAAATAGAAATATGAAGTTTACAATAGATGAGGATGCCTGCAAAAAGGTTAATCTATCTGTTGCTGAGACTCTAATGATTCTCCTTGTAAGAACTGGAGCAAGTATAGAAGAGCTTGTAAAGGACATGAAGGAGAAACAAGTACTAGTAGAGGAACATACCCTTATGGGTAAAACTCTACTAGTAACTCAGCGATGGAATGACCTTTGTGATAGTGCCTTGCTTACTGCTGATGAAAGTGTTCCAAAAGGAGAAAGGCTGAATAAACTAGCTAAATCCCTTATGGAATGCTTCCCAGAAGGTAGAAAGGAAGGTACTTGTCAATATTGGAGAGGAAACATAAGAGATGTTACTCTTAAACTACAGAAGTTCTTTAAGCTCTATGGTAATAAGTACACTGATGAACAATTAATATCTGCTACACAGAGATATGTTAGTTCTTTTAATGGAAGATACCAGTTTATGAGAGTACTTAAATACTTTATATGCAAGAATGAAAAGAAGGTAGATTCTGAAGGTGTTGGATATATTGAAGAAGTTTCAGACCTTGCTGCATATATAGAGAATGAAGGACATGAGAAGTCACTTAAAGATGATTGGATGTCTACAATGGTATGAGTTATTTTGAAGAAGTACTATCTTATTTAAAAGATAAAAGAGAAAGAGCCATAAGTGGCTTATATAACTGTATTCCCTGGCCATTTCCAAGGTTCCGTACATTATTTCCAGGAACTCAAATGGGAAGGTATATAATATGTACAGCTAACCAAAAGGTAGGTAAAACTAAATTCTGTGACTTTG